TTCTGTTAGCTCAAGAGTTTTATCAAGTGAATAACCCAAATTATCAAAGTTTCCTATTAATTCAGAACCTTCTTCAACCCCTAAACCTGTTCCTAAACCTAATTCAATAATACTTTTAAATTGTTTACCAGTAAACATTCTATTTTTACCAGTTACGTTAGATAATTTATCCATTACCTCGCCAACTTGCTCAATAGTACCACCAACATCAAGGACTTCATTCATAATCCTTGGCATGTTCCATAAGAAATTATTAGCCTCACTCGCGATTAACCCAGCATTAGCTGAGAATTCACCGCTCATCTTTTGCATTCTTAGGAATGTTTCATAAACAGCCCCGATACCAAAATCGGCACCTAAAACATCTTTTAACGAACCCGTTATTTTATTAAATAAAATCTTAGCCCCGTTGTATAAGGCTTTTGCTGTTGTTATTAAAACGCCCGCTACAACTATAATTGCCGCTAAATAAGGGTTACCAGATTTTGCAGCCATTTCACCAGTATTTGCGGCATCATCAGCGGCTTCATTAATAGCTTTTTCAACCTCTAGTTGGGCTCTTCTTTCTGAGACATATTTTTTTAGTTCATCCCTACTTTCTTTCTCAGCTTTTTCTTCGATTTTTTTATAATCATTTATCTGAGACTGAAGTATAGCATTTTCTTTTTTAATTTTATCCTTCTCATCAAAATACTTTTCGCTATGTTTATGGATCTTTTTAAGATATGAGGATATTGTATCTTGGGTTAAATCGTAACGATAGGCTTCTTTCCTTGATTCTAAAGCTTTCTCGTGTGATTTTAAGATTTTATCTACAATCAGACCTTGTTCAAATTGGGAAATTTTGACAGACGAATTCAAAGAACTTAGGTTATCTAATTCTTTAGTTAATTTATCTATGATTGCTACTATATCCCCTTGAGCCATTTTATCTGAAAATAAATTCTAAACTACCAGAGTCGATTTTAGGTACAATATTACTTTTAATTGCTTTCGAAATCAACTGCATAAAATTAGGGTTACTTGATCTCAATACATCACTATAAAATTTGGTGAGTGTTTTTGAGCTAATATTGCTAAGTCTAACTAATTTTGTTTTTTTGGTTTCATTATCAATATGAACCTGAACAGTTTCACCTTCAGATGAGATAACACTTTCCGTTTCATCATCTGGGTTTGTCCAAATAAACCAATTCGCAAAAAACTTTACATTGGTCAACCATTTAAAATCATCAACGCCATGTTTTTTAATACCGTTATAAACCGTGTTATAATCAATATTAACATCTTTATTGTTTTTTACATTGTGATCCACCTGACCCTCTTTATAGAAATAATATAGTAAAGACAATACTATAACACTTAAGTCCTCAGTTTTTGCTAAAACATTATCATCTCTAAATTTATGGACTTGTATCATATCCATAGATTTACTATAATCAGCAGCTATTTTATCTAAAGAGTTATTAGCATCACCTATGTTTTTTTCGGCCCTTGATCCACTCATTTTAGCCGCAACATAACTTTTCAAATCACCTTTATTATCTGAGTCGGTTTGGTTTATGACGTTATCTTTTTTTATCGCGTCCATAAATTCATCAAAACTTATCGGTGGCGCCTTTGCAACATTTGGTGGAACTGGTTCGTATTTTTCTACAATACTTTTAAGTTGTGATTCCGTTATAATATATTTTTTCATAAAACATTTTATTAATAAATATCAGATAAAACAAAAAACCCACCTTTTATAGTGGGTTTCTTTTATCCTCTTTTAGATTTAGCTTTTTGCATCTCTCTATCTCTAGCTTCTTTGATTTTAGCATTTTCTTCCATCAATATCTCAATGAATTTTCTTCTCTCAAAGATTGGCATTCCAATTACATCAGCGTAAGTAAAATTTGCGTGTTTTACTAAGATGTACGATTCATACATCATTTGCTGTCTATAATCAGACGTAAGGCCAAAGAAATTTGGCTGTAATAGGAAGTTCACCAAAAAAAAACTCTCCACTCGGAGCTTCGACATTAATACTTAAATCAAGTCCTGGTTCGTTATCAAATAGATGTTTTCTGAACTCCGCTGAATCCATTGGTGACATCGATTCGACAAATTGAATTATTGCGTTCTTATCTCTAATACCATCAACTTCGGTGATTTGGTTTTGTAATCTAAGTGTCATTATCTGACTAATAGCGTTGGAACCTAATTTTTTAGTTCTAGCTGAATCATCCTTAACTAACTTATCATCTTCTTCAGCTGTCAGGTACTTAAATTTAACCGTTTTTTTGGATTTTGGTAAAACAAAAGAACACTCGCCATTTTCATCTGGTTGAATTGAGATCTCTTTTGTTGGTAAAGCGCTAATATCAATATCAGCGACAAATCTCTCACCCGTCTTAGGGTCTGACAACTCAACAGGGTACATTTCACCGTAACCAGTTGCTCTTAAGAAGAAAATAATCGCGTTTCTATCACCTGGTAATAATTGACCAGCTTTGATATCTTTATCCAAAATTTTCTTTTCCAATAAGACATCAAGAACTTTACCGCTTTGAAGTAGGTTTGGTGAAGTTAAGATGTTTTCATCAGAAGCTGTCATATAGGCAACTTTAACTGAATCTTTTTTATTCTTGTAGAATCTTCCACCAGACGGTAAACTAATTACGTCATGCGCTGGTTCAAAGTAAACTTGTTGTGAATTATCCATATTCGTTTCTTTTTTAATTAATTATAGTATATTATTAAATAGTGTAAACGGTATTTTTTTTAAAATTTACTATTTACCCGTAATTTGACGGTACTTATCTAAGTAATAATACGAACGTATGGCAAAAAAGAAAGGTAAAACAAGAAAAATGTTGAATAAAATGAATGGTACCTCAAACCTTGAGGTTAAATTTGCTGAACTACTCACTGAAATAGGGGTTAAATTTGAACAACATTTTGTTTTTAAAAAAAGAGAATTTGATTTTTTATTAACCGAACACTCAATTTTGGTTGAGACCCATGGTTGTTTTTACCACTGTTGTAAAAAACATAATCCAGAGCCAAAATACGCCTTTCAAAGGGCTAACCTTAAGAATGATCAATACAAAGTTAAAATCGTTAAATTCGACCTAACATACACCTTAATGGTGATTTGGGAACATGAGATGGTTGATAAAAAAGTTTTAACAGAAAAAATCAACAAGTTTGTTGGTAAACATAGTAAATTACTAAACGGGTAAAAAAAAAGGGGTCGCATAGCGTCCCCTCTTGTAATCTTTTGCAATCTCTCTCTTAGTAAACCAAGATACAACGGTCCATTCTCAATGTAGCGGAGATATCTGCGATTTCGTCATCACTGTATTCTAATGATCCAAAGTCAACGTTGGTTAAGAATGTTCCTTGAAGGATCCATTTTTCAACAACAACACCAGTCGGATCTAACATTTCCAATTCAATGTCTTTCTTATAACCAGCGGCATAACCCATACGACCTGTTACAGATTCAGCATGTAGACGAACCCACTCCATTAACGCTTGTGCTGCTGAAGGTCCAATTGGATCTTTGAAGGTAACATCAATTGATTCCCAGTTGAATCTACCTGCAACGTATGTTGATGTATTCAAGAATGGAATTTCAACTTCATTTATTGTTACTTTTGGTCTTGATGTTGAGATCACAAACCATTCATTGATACCTAATGAACTTGGGAATCTTAAGATAAACCTGTTCTTTTTCTTTGGTTCGTAAGGAACAGGCATTTTCATTAATAAGTTAGCCATATTTGTTATTTATTTAGTTTTGTTTTATTCTTTTTAATAAATATCTTTGTTTTTCGTTTTGTACGCTTTTTTAAAAATATTTTTGGAAAAACTTGACTTTTCCCGTTTTAATGCTTATTTTTGTTAAGGGTCTTAACGATGGTACTATCTATTATATATTATTATATAGATTATATATAAATATTAATATAAGATATTATATATAGTACTATTATAATATTTTTCTTTGTTACTTTCTTTTTACCGTAGTTGGAAAACCGCTTGCGGTAAAAATATGGGGGGCACCGTTAAGCACCCCCTTTTATTTTATTATATGTTATCAAATGAAACGTTTTGTGGTGTCACTGTAAATTCAAGTTCAATGAATTCCAAAGTTGGTGTAGGTTTGATGAATATCTTACCTCTCAACGTATTTCTATCATTGTCTTCAATGTCCATAGCAACACTTACTCTAAAGTCTGTCAAACCTCTTTCTTTTCTGATATTATCCAAGATTGGGTTAACCAAAGACAAGAATTGATTTCTAACTGTAGTATCGTTTGGATCGAATAACAATCTTTTAGATACACTCATAATCAATCTTCTTGCTTGTAACAACAATCTTCTGATGTTCAATCTATCAAGAGCACTTGATTTAACTTGTAAGTTTCTGTTACCCCAGATAACAACACCAACGTCTGAGTAAGTAGCCAATGGGTTGATTCTACCAGGATATAATACGTCTCTAGCTTCTTGATCAAGAACGATACGCGCTCTATTACATTTAACTAAACCTCTATTGTAACCAGCAGTTGCAAACCAAGGGAACGCTACGTTATCAGTATAAGCCATATTTCTTACTACTTCAGCAGTAGGTGGGATATACAAGTTTGCGTTATTGTCTGTATCTGTAATTTGGATCCAAGGGTAGTAAACCGCTGTGTAGTTAGAATCAATATCAGTATTTTCTAATTCATCAACGATATCTTCCGCATAGTACCAACTTTCAGTATCTGAAGGGTTATTATTGTTTAATAATTTAATGTCAGGTAATGTTGGTAAGTAAATAGCATCCAATCTCTTTTCTTCAACCACTTCAATAGCCTCTCTAACCAAGTCAGTGTTGTTTAACACGTCAATACCAGGTGTTGCTAAGATATTAATAGCGATTTCTTCAGGATTTTGGAAAGTTCTAATACCATACATTGTAGCATAGTAGTCAGAAGTACCGAACAATTCAGCATATTCAACGTTAGTGAATGTGTCAAATTGACCAGCAACGAATCCAGTTCTACCTATTTTATATTCGTCAGTGTTTGTTCTGTTAACTCTGTACTCATCCCAACCATCAAAACCACCTGAGAATAATACTGTGAATTTTCTTGTTCTCATATTGTTATATGGGTGAGTAGCGGTACCGTCAACAACAACAGGATCAGTAAATGAAGCCACACCAGTAGCAAAAACTTGCTCGTTAGTAACTGAGTCAACAATTGACTGAGCGTTGATGTCCATGTGGAAACCTTTAGTTTTTGTTGTGTAATCATCACCATTGTTATAAGCGTTATCACCTAACACACTAACTTTACCTTTGAACAACAATAAGTCTTTATCAAAACCAAATTGGCTTGAGAAACCTAAATAGTTCTTAGGGATTCTATCTCCGCTTGAAACAACCGCATTACCAAATGGTGGGTTATAAATTGTATCACCAGGAGCGTAGTATTTAAGTTTGTAAGGCATTTCAGGTACCAAAGCGGCTGTGTAATCACTTTCACCATTAGTTCTGAACTCATACCCCTCAAAACCAGCAGGAACTCCGTCAACAGGTGCGTTAGTAGCAACCTCAAGAACAACATAACTACTCTTTAATGGGTATTTGTTATCTATAGTACCAATTTTTCTACCAACGTAGTTGTCTAAACTTTCATCCATTGTACAATCAGTGAATCTCTCCAATAAAACTGGTGTTCTATCTGAATCACTAAATGATCTAACGTAGATATCGAACGTCTTTTTAGACAAGTCAATATTCGCAATAGAAGTTTTAATTTCAAAGTTAGCGTTTGTACCATCAGAGATGGAAATCAATCTAAATAATCTTTGTGGTAAACCACCTCTTAATTCCGAAACAATAAAAGGTGTAACAGGTGATTGGTACTGGAATTTATAGTGATCCCAGTTATTAACTGAAACAGCTTCAGTAAATAAACCTTTAATTTTACCTTGTAACCAACCCATTTTTAATGAGTTATCATAAACTTCCTCAACATAGATTAAAGAATCTTTGTTTGATGGTGTTGTACCGATAACGTTTTTAATGTAGTTTGCGTTACCCTCTTTTAACGAAACCGTATAAGAGAATGTGCTACCTGTTGGGTTAGCCGTTGTACCAGTCAAATCAAATGCTAAATAAGGGTCGTTAACCAAACCAGCTGGAGCAACCATATCTAAAGTATTAACTTTGTATTTTAATACATCAGAAACATAGTTACCTCTACTTCTAACAGTAGCCATTGTTTTATTATGACCTTCAGTATAAGGGTCACAATTTAAGGTCATAGTGTATAATCTTAACTTACCTTTTAATGTGCTAGCGCCAGCAGAACTAAATGTGTGGCAGAATAAACCAAAACTAGGTCCACTGTATGTTTGAGTCGTAGTATTGTAAACCAACTCATTATTTAATACATAAGCGTCTCTATCTTCAGCTGGAACAGTAACTGGTAATTCATAAGCATCAACAAATACTGGTGCAAATATGTTAGTTGTTGTTGCGTCAGTATCGATAGCCGTTTCTAGGTCATTAGTTAATAAACCCCAGTACATCGCGTGTTTCTTGTCATAGAAATCAGCACCAACGTAACCGCCTATCGTTGTGAAATAGTTATTGAAGACTGTATCAAACTCACCAGCATCAACACCAGTTAAACTAGCAACATAATCAATCAAGTCGATATTCCCACCTGGATCAACAACGTAGAACTGATTTGTAGATGTGTTAAATCTAAATTCAAATTCTGTTTCGGTAATACCAGTATGTGATAAGGTTGACTCATCGCAAGCACCTAACGTTTTGATCGCCCAGGCCATACCAGCTTCATATCCTGATAAACCTAATAATCTTGTTACGTACAATTGGTTTGATTGTGTTAAATACTGTTTTGCTATGTATGGTAATTCATACTTAACGATTTGTGTATTTTTAAATTTTTCTGGGTTCGTACCACCAAAAGTTGTTCTAAACTCATCAAAATTTCTGATGAATATTGGTTGGAACGCTGGACCTTTTAGGGTTTCACCGACAACACCTAAAGTAGTAACGCCCACTGTTTCGGTTGTGAAGGTTAAATCTTTCTCTGTTGTGTAAACACCTGGAGATGCATAAACTTTGTTTGCCATATTTAGTTAATTTTATTTATTATTTAATTTTACTTATTGATAAATATCTTATTTTTTACCAAAAAACCGCAGGATGGGTTCATTTTAAAAAAAGTTTGATTATTTTTATGTGTTTTCGGTTATTGTGAATGTTCTACTTATTGCTGGTGTTACGATAAAATCCTCTGGGTCTAGAATAAAACCTTGAAGATTAAATGTATAGAGTTGCACATAGAACCTTTTATTTGTTAAATCGGTCACTTGACTTTCGTCTGAAGTATCTTCTAATACTATAGGTATATAATGTCCGTTAACAATTGTATACGCCTGTCTACTCTGAAAATTCTTAAGTACTAACGTATTAAATTTGTTAAGCTCTTGTTGTCTGTAAGCAAATATCCTAACAGAATACATGATATCCACTGGTATCGGTTGCGGTATTTGGTAAATATCAACCCCTTTTCTATTACCATCCCAAGTAGGTACCTCAGCATATGTATAGTGTCTACCAGTTGGAATGTTATAAATCAATGAAGGGTTTGTACCATATTTTGTGTCTGGGTTTCTAACGATATTCACAAAAGGTATTTTAACATTCTTGTATTCATCAGAAAATTTCCAAGTTTGGGAAAACTCATTCCAGGTTTGGATACCCATCATAAAAACAGGAACCTCTTCACCGTCAACAGACAATTTTAAATTGTTTTTCACAAATTCCTTAAAACCACGATCAAGATCAATATGTAAAACCCCCTTAGGAAGATATGTATCCTTATCGGTTATCATATCCTTCATATTCTCAGCCGCGCCACTTTGCATAGAATAAGGGTACTCTATGTTAGCACGTTCTCTCGTGATATTAATATTCTTCTTAAATGATCCAGGTAACGCCATAGTTATATTCCATTAAATAGGTTAGGGTCAACGTTTGTACATTTAATCCTTCTGAAATAACCCCTATACCCAAAATGAGTGCTCGGGTTATCACTGTTTATTGTATCATCATCGAACACACTGAAATATTTAAAGTTGTTTTCTTTATCAGCGTAACCAACTATATCCCCGTAGCTTATTTCGGTATTTTTCTCATCAAGTTGTTTTTGTAAAACGGTGAATTCTAAATTACCGTAATCTTGATATCTCATATTACCGTTAGGTGAGTATGATTTATTTTCACCATTTGCTAGGTTTAATATTACTTTTAACTCAACTGGGGCTTTAAACCTAACATCTCTTGTGTTACTTTCCCAATATACGTCATCAACTTGTGTATTAACTCTGTCAATCCTAAATAAAACAACGGTGAAGTTCATATCTTCCTCAATTAGTTCTGTTGCCATATCTAATTCAAGTCGAAAATCCTCTTCATCATAGAATCTATTCAACCTAGTATTCGGTATTCTAGTTTTTCTTTCCATTATTCTTTCTATATAAATACATTCATTTATTAATGAATTGACTTTGTCATAAAAATTTATTATTATTGAATAATAATAAATTCAAGGAATTAAGTAATATAATGCAGTTACCAATAGAGAAACGTGCTTTAGATATATTAAAAGTCTATAAAGGGGCTAACGACTATATTTTAGGTATACAAAAAACGTACTTTACTAGTAAGAGTTTCATCCCAACAAAGAAGCAAAGCGAATACATTGTTAGAAACGGTAACGTTGACCCAATTGTTGTTAATAAACTTTTTGATATAAGTATGACTTGCAGGGCTTTCGTTGCCGAGCAATTAAAATTAGATTTTATACCCGAACAAATTTTCATAAATAAACTTCTTAGTCGAAAAGATGATTTTTTACATATATGGGGTTGCTTTGAAGAAGGTTGTGGCCGATACTACTCCTTTTATATTCTCAAAGATTGTATAAAACAAAGAAAAGAGGAACCAGTTATCGACCCCTCAAAATATGAGAGAGATCCAAAACCACACCAAATAACGGCGATAAAAAAATTGTTAATGAACGATAAGTTCATCTTAGCGGATGAAATGGGTTTAGGTAAAACCACTTCAGCTATAATTGCCGCGATGGAAGGTAACTTCAAGAAAATCTTGGTTGTTTGTCCAGCGTCATTAAAACTAAACTGGAAAATAGAAATATCAAACTATGATTCACCAGATAATATTTCTGTTGTTGACGGAAGTAACTTAACCGTAAAGAAATGGACTATCGTTAATTATGATATTTTAAAGAATTTCCACCACCTACCTAGAAGAGGGGTTAAAGTTAGTGACCTACCTGTTTCACCAATTGATTACCACAAATTTGATCTGGTTATTGCTGATGAGGCTCATTACCTAAAAAACGCGGCATCAAACAGAACAAAAATATTTAACGATTTTGCTAAAAAAATACCCGTTAGATGGTTATTGACTGGTACACCGATCACAAATAAACCAATTGACTTTTATAATTTATTGTATTTGTGTGACTCACCAGTTGCTGCTAACTGGGTTGGTTATGTTAAAAGATATTGTGCAGGTAGACAATTTAACCGTAAAGGAACCAAACAAAAATACTGGGTTTGTTCAGGATCATCTAATTTAGATGAACTTAGAGAATTTTCGTCAGACGTTATCTTAAGAAGAACTAAAAATGATTCTATTGATTTACCACAAAAAACAATAAAACCAGTTTATCTACCTCTTGAGTTCTCAACCAGTTATAATAGTTATATAGCGGAATATGAGGCTTGGATTGATGAAATGGAAGCTGCTGGTGAAAAACCAACCGTTACTGACCACTTAACAAAATTAATCAAAGTTAGACAATTGTTATCTTACGATAAGATCCAACACACTATTGAAATGGCTGATGAGATTATTGAAAATGGCCAAAAGGTTATTATTTTTAGTTGTTTCTCTAACACAATTAAAGAGTTAATGGCCCATTTTGGTAAAAAAGCTGTTATGATTGATGGGTCCGTTTCTAAGGAAAAACGCCAACAAGCTGTTGACTTATTTCAAAATGATGAAAAAATTACCGTTTTCTGCGGTAATATTGTGGCTGCTGGTGTTGGTTTAACACTTACCGAAGGTAGTGTTGTGATATTTAACGATCTTGACTGGACCCCAGCTAATCATATGCAGGCTGAAGATAGAGCACACAGAATAGGCCAACAAAATAAGGTGCATATTATATATCCGTTATTCGATGAAACCTTGGATATGATAATGTATAAAGCCCTACAATCTAAAATGAAAGTTATTGGTACTATAATGGGTGATAACCCATCAGAAGAAGAAATCTCTGTTGGTAAAGAGGTTATTAGTAGTTTGAGGCGTTAGTGTTGTAGCAAAAAGCTAATCCTAACGTCTCTTCTTTGAGCAGCAATATCGCTATCACCAGTTGGTAGTACTATAACATTGTAAAGATATTCTGTACCTTGTTCTGGTGGTAGTTCATCATTAAAAGCTAGTGTCTCGTAAGGTACGTTATATTTAACACTTATTAAGTTTTTTAATCTTTCTTTCGAAGCATCATCCTTAAACATAGCTTTACCTTTTTCATCTTTAACGTAAGACGGGCCATCTTTAAGAAAAATGTCTTTGAACAATTCCTTTGGTACTATCTTGGAAATTTTAGCTGATTCTGTATCAACCTTAGCGGTCTCTTTCTTATTTGCGTCATCAGAAAAATTCATAACGAAATTAGGATCAGCGATATTAGCGACATCACCCATCTTTGTATACGCATACGATTCAATGTTATAACCAGCTTTAACTAATTGGTTTGTAACGCTAATCGCGATATCGTAATATCTTTTAGCGAAAAAATCACCAGCATCGTTCCATCTGATAACCAATTTTATGTCCTTACCCTCTTTCCTAGAATCCCTTTTTATTTTATAAGCCAAAGGGTCTAGCTCATCCATAATAATATTTTCATACTCCTCTGGATCGTTTAATAAAAGATTTAATCTTTGTATGTATTTTAAGTTTTTACCATCATTCATTATGTAAAAACCCTTTCTAGCGTAACAACTAACCGCGCATGTACCAGCACCTGGGCAGGTGTTTATCGTAAAAAACTTCTGATTATCAATGTCATAGATGATACCTCTTAAAGCTGGGATACCAGTGTTAACGGTATATTGAAAACCGCCAGTATCACTTTTCTCCATTTTAGGGTTTCTGTCAAATATTTGTTTTGGTCTGGCTGTTATTTCCTTTATAAAATGATTTACATCAATATCACCATCAGCTAATGGTAAATTACCCCTACTAATTATTGGGGTGTTGGCGTCTATTTTTTCTCTATCCTTACTTGGTTTATCTAATCGACTTAATTGGTCGTTTAACATTTTAACAACCATCTCTGGAGCTAAGCAAGTTTTTTTAACATCACTAAATTCTTCGTCCCAGTCAACCTCGTTAACAGAAGCCGATTCATTTATCCTATAGTTATATAACTCCTTAAATCTATCTAAAGAGTCGCCAAATTTATCATTTATCATACTGTTTGTTTATTTGAAAGTATTTATAATAAATATTAACAAGATGAGAATAAATCCAACTGAAAAACAAAAAATCTACAAGCAGGCCAAACATAGGCTTGGCGCACCAATTAGGAAAATACAATTAGAGGAAGAACAAATGGACTCCCTACTTGAAATCGCTGTTGAGGATTACGTTGAGTTTATACACAACTGGTTAATTGAACACCAATGGCCTAGTTTAATCGGTTTGAATATTACTGAAGCTGATTTAACAAGGGCGTTTTTATATAGAACTTTTGATCTTGTAACACAATACACATATTCATACTCAAAAATAGTTGGTTTGGGTGCTGGAGAAGGTGGGTATGTTCTTAAAAAAGATTACATAGAACTTGTTAAAGGACAACAAATGTATGAAATACCTGCTAACAGGGAGATTAATGAAGTTCTTTGGTTTACACCAGCAGCTCTTGACCAATCGGTTATTGACCCGTTTTTAGGTGTTTGGAATAATCAGTTTGGCGCTGAATATATGGGTCTTGGTAGTTATTATATTCTACCAGCTTTTGATATTTTGATGAGATCAACAGACAGAAACCTTAAAAATAGAATGATTCGTTCGGAATTAATCTATAAAATAACAAATGCACCTGATGGTAAAAAATATGTTCACTTAATGAATACGCCAGGTGGTAAGTTTGATTTTAGAGGTGCTATGGTTGACCAGGGTAAAGTATGGTATTGGTATTACGATATTAATCCAGAGGTAAAAGATGATTGTTTAGCGAAAAATAAAGACATCATCAGATCCCCAATGGATGTACCTCTTGATAATGTTGACTTCGATGATTTAAATGACCCAGCAAAAACTTGGATCAGAAGATATTTCGTTGCTTTGTGTAAAGAAACATTAGGTAGAGTTAGAGGTACTTTTGGTGGTAAAATACCAGTCCCAGACGCGACAATGGAAATTGAATACCAATCACTATTGGCTGAGGGTAAAGACGAAATGATAACTCTTAAAAAAGAGTTGGAAGATAGAATGATTAAATTGAATCCGTTAGAAATCTTGAAAAGGATGTCTATGGAAGCTGAAGAAATTAACAAAGCGCTTAAATACAGAGCGTTCCAAAAACCTTTTAGAGTAATATAATGTTTTATACCGAACTAGATAAGAGTGAATATTTTGATTTAACTGTCACAAAAGATTGTAGAGATTTTTATCGTGACTATAGTGAATGTCATTTAATTAAAATTGATGTTACTGAGGGTTTATGTTCTAGACCAGGTATTGTACAGGCTACAAATGTTTCGTTAGATTATATTGGTCTTAATGGTTATGATAATTTCTTCATACCAAACGGTAATGGAACCATCGATCCAGAAATAACATATGTTGTTGAAAGCGGTGACACTTTCTGTTTTCATGAGGTATCTGGGTATACAGGTCAGTACACATACGAAATTGATCGCATGAAATTAGATGGCGATAAATACTATAACCAGTTACTTGGTGGGTTCTATCAGGGGTTCTATAAAATACATAAACAACCAGTTGAATGGTTCCCGACTAGAGGTAGAAAAGGTTTTAGTGTTAACATGTTGCTACACTTTCCGATGATAACAACGGGTGCGACAACTGGTGATACCACAGGTGTTACTACTGGGATAACCACTGGTACCACAACTGGCACAACACTAAATGATGTTTTTACTGGTAATACTGGTTTTATATTTTATATCGGAACTAGGGCCGAAAACAAATACGCGGATAAAACAGTTGTCGAAGTTAAAAAACTAAACGACAATTACTCAATAATACCAAAAGAACTACAAAATATATACACATACAATGGTATGGTGACATTAAATGGGTTCTCAAAGTATATTGGGTATTTTAACTACTATAATGGGTTAATGTATACGGGTAGACGATACACACCACAATCACAGGTCTTACAATACCACCAAGAATATTCCGATTTATACTACAACGCATTTGGTATCAGGATAACTAATGACGGTAGAATAGGGTATCGAACAATATACCCAACCGATATATGCTATACTGGTCAGACACAAGAAGTTAGTGGTATAACAACAAACTCTTTCATATTACAACCAGATGATCCATGTGTAAACCACACCGTATCTTTAATTGTAACAAAATATTTCACAATAGAAGAGGGTTACACCAAAAAACCAGTCATAGATGTAAATGAAAAAAAATTCTTACACGTAAGTGCTGTTTTTGAAAGGGATTTTGGTTATAATGACGCGTGTGAACTGTTATATGGAAAATACAGGAGAGGTACGTTATCAATATACCTTAACGGGTTTTTGGTTTTAAGACATTATGATTTTGTTGAGGTAACTCCACATGAATTAGATGTTGACACTATCTACCAAGAGGGTGTTCCATTTAATATCTCATTTGGTGGCGGTACCCAAAACCTAGTAGACGCCCTTTACCTGGATGAGACAAAAAGAATAAACACAGTCCTTGAGAAGTTTTTTGCTGGAACCTTTTTAGGTGGGGTTAAAGATTTTCAAATGTATTGTGTACCTTTGTATAGCGTTGAGGTTAAAAAAATAGTTAATACTATGGCCAATATTTATGACCTAAGAACAATAAAAGGGGGTAGAAAGATATTTATTAATAAATTATTCTAATGGTATTCAGTATAAGACAAAATTCAACATTACCGATTTTGAAAATGAAAGTTTTCAGAGATGGGCGTAATGATTTTAGACGTTTCGAAGAATTAATAGAAAATTGCGTGGCAACTTTCGCAATGAAAGACGAAAAAACTGGGATCTATAAAGTCGCTAATAAAGAAGCTAAGATTGTTTTAGAGAATCCGTGTGATGAGGATGGTAATAAACATTACATTGTAACCTACCAATTTACAAAAGACGACACTGACAAACCAGGTATTTTTTTGGGTGAGTTTAAATTAACTCTTTTTGATTTAGCGGACCCAACATCTGTCTATGGTGAACTAATCGCACCAATACAAGAAGAATTGTACATCCATATTTTGGACTCGTTTATTAAAACAGATATTGTTTAAAATCAATATTTTAAGTTTTTTTTGTAGAAAATTTCACTATTAATACATTTATTACTATATTTGTGCCAAAATAATAAATTATGGCCGAGTATAAGATTTCGCTTGAGAATATAGAAAAGTTCCTTAATGGACATGACGATGAAAAATATATTGTCAATGTCGAATATGACGCGGAAACTAATTTAATCCATAAGATAAAACAGGATCCAGAACTAGGTAATTATACTGAAACGGAACCTTTATTGGCTTTTATGTGGATAAAAAACCTTAATAAGGTTAAGGAATTAACAAATTTCTACGGAAACAGCGACTCAAAGATTAAAGCGGCTAGACAAAGATACGGTATCGATATTAAAGTACTTGAACACGGTGACCACCCAAAACTTGTTGAGGGATATAAATATTTGGTTACCTGTACGCAAGGTAATGAAAGAATGAAAGCTTTCTTTAGAGAAGGTGGTATCTATATTTACGACACAAGACACGATATTAAATCACATTTTTTAATGATACCACCAGTCGAGCAGTATTTTATACATACTGGTAAACGACTATTTAAGGGGTTTGAGGAGTATGATGATATTCATAAATTCATATTCGACTTAGAGACAACAGGACTTGACCCGCAAACCAACCGAATTTTCTTGATTGGTATATACACCAATAAGGGTGTTGAAGAAATCATACCTATTGAGGATAACGATGAATCTGAAAGACAGGGTATCATTAAATTCTTTGAGAGAATTAACGATATTAAACCAACAATTATTGCGGGTTATAACAGCGCAAACTTTGACTGGCCATTCTTTTTTAAAAGATGTGAAATCCTTGGTTTAAATATACAAGAAATAGCGATTACACTTAAGGTTGGTGAGTTAATAAACAACAAACAATCAATGCTCAAATTAGGTAACGAGGTTGAGGATTACACCCAAACAAATATGTTTGGTTATAGTATCATTGATATTATGCACTCAGCTAGACGTGCACAAGCGATTGATTCTAGTATGAAATCTGTTGGTTTGAAATACGTTTGTAAATACAACAAGATTGCTAAGAAAAACCGTGTTTATATTCTTGGTGATAAGATCGGTAACACCTGGTACTCGGAAAAACCTTATTATTTTGACGATCGAGATGGTGGATACACAACAACAAAACCAACAATCGAGTTCATGGATAATATAACCAGAGAACACGTCCAACAAAACCCAGATAAGGTATTTGTTTACGGAGACAATGAGTTAAGAGAGGGTTATGGTGGTCAGGCTAAAGAAATGCGCGGTGAACCAAACACTGTTGGTATCGTAACAAAGAAAAAACCTTATATGACCGATGATTCGTTCTTTAACGACAATGAGTTTGATAGTAATAAGGTTAAAATTAATGAGGGTGTTAAAGAAATAATCCAACACCTAAAAAACGGTAAAACTGTCGTATTCCCAACGAATGTTCCTGGTAGTGGGTTATCTCAATTAAAGATGAGAGCTCCAAAAACATTTAGTTTTTTAATGGACACTTATAGAGCATTAAGAGCTTATGTAAATTCCATTCAAGAGGTTGATGGTAAATATATTGTTGAGCGATATCTTATTGATGACTTATGGGAAACAATGGAAGTCGATGCGGTATATAACCAATCTTCCTTTTTGTTGGCTAAACTAGTACCAACCACATATCAAAGAGTCTCAACAATGGGTACTGCTGGTCTTTGGAAGTTACTTATGATGGCTTATTCTTTTGAAAACAACTTAGCCATACCTATTTCCGACACAAAAAGAGATTATACAGGTGGTTTATCAAGACTATTCAAAGTTGGTTACTCAACCACTTTAAGAAAGATGGACTACAACTCACTTTACCCAGCTATTCAGTTGGCCCACGATGTGTTCCCAAGCGTTGATATTAACGGTGCGATGAAATCGATGTTGAAATATTTCCACACCGAACGTTTCAAGGCTAAGAAATTATCTGACAAATATAAAAAAGAAGGTAACTACCAATTGGCCGATAAATATAAACGTAAGCAGTTACCGCTTAAGATCTTTATCAACTCGATGTTCGGTGCCCTTGGAGCTCCTATGGCCTTTCAATGGGCTGAAATCGATGTCAGTGAGCGAATTACATGTACGGCAAGACAATATTTGAGGTTAATGGTTAAATTCTACACAAAAAGGGGTTACGAACCGCTGGTGTTAGATACGGACGGTGTTAACTTCATGGCCCCTAAAGATGGCGAACCATTCAAATACATCGGAAAGGGTTTAAATGATGAGGTTGAAGCTGGTAAAGAGTACACTGGTGTTAAAGCTGTTGTTGCGGAATTTAATGACACCTACATGCGAGGTGAGATGGGTCTTGGTTTAGACGGTATTTGGCCAGCAACTATTAATTTATCCAGAAAAAACTACGCTTTATTAGAAGATGATGGTTCCGTGAGTTTAACAGGTAACAGTATCAAGTCTAAAGCCATGCCTTTATACATTGAGGAGTTTTTGGGTAAAGGTATGAAGATGTTATTGAACGGACAAGGTTATGAATTCGTGCAATATTACCATGAGTATGCTGAAAAAATCTACAACAGACAAATACCGTTAGCTAAAATTGCAACAAAAGCAAGAGTCAAGAAGTCGATAAATGATTACATAAATCGCGGTGGTGATAAAAACGGTAAGCAGTTGGCTAAACAAGCTCACATGGAATTAGCTATACAACATAATTTAAATGTGAACCTTGGTGATACTATATACTATGTGAATAACGGTAAGGTTAAATCGCACGGCGATGCTCAGGAAGACAAAAATGGTAATATGTACGCTTCATTGGTACCAAATGACATTATAGAGAACCAACCTGATTATATTGGTGAGTATAATGTACCGAAATACCTAGACTCATTCAATAAAAAGGTTGAACCTCTACTTGTAGCCTTCCCAAAAGTACATAGATATGATATCTTAATAACAAAACCAGAGGATAAAAAAATGTTTCTTAAATCTGAGTTGGATTTGGTTAATGATGAACCAGATGATATAGCGGATCAAGATACATTATATGAATTCTATACTCCATCACAAATGGAGAGGGAGTTCTGGGTTAAATTAAATTATGAGCCAGATTATTGGTTTGAAGATAACATTGTCTTTAAATTACCTGGGTTTGATGAAGAAATTCCAGTTTAATTGAAATATTACTTAAATCACCGATATTTATAGATAAAATATCGAATGGAAAGTAATAAAAATATTAAGGAGTTTATTGATTCTGACGGTGATATAATCAAAGGTGACAAAAAATATATTGATTATACCGCGACAACTCACGATACAACCGATGCCACTATTTTGAAAACAAGACAACCATTTGTTTTTCAGAATTATAGGAGATATTACGGTGAAGCAACCCTACCTTTTAACAAAGAGGCTGATAAACATAAGGATAACCCTAAAAAGTTTTATGAATATCTCTATGAAAAGGGTATGGAACACACTTTTGAAGATTATTTTCTAGAGGCAAAGCCTAGAATGAAAGATGTAAAACCAGCTAATCCTAAGGAAGAGTTAAAAAAAGTTGCTAAAGAAAGAGCTTTTAAAATGTTAGAAGATCTTCTGTCTAGAAAAAACGAGGGTGATAGGTTAATGCCTAAAGAGTTACCGACAATCGAAGAAATTAAAGATAAAGAAAACCTAATATTGGGCAAATTTGACCAATTAATCGAGTTTTTCAACGAAAACATGAACGAGGCTGAAAAAAAGGTTTTGTTATCATATTTTGAAAAATCATTAAACAATGTTTAACGAACCTAATTTCTTATATGAGGAAAACGCTAAATTAATTGGTAATCGATACGATATACCAGAGGAAGTTTTGCATCATATAAAAAACGTATTAAATAAGTTTGGTGACCAAAAAACAGTTAAAGGTTACAAAAGAGCTAACCACTTGTTAAATAACCCTAACCAACCATTTGTTAATCTAGTTATGATCAAATCTTATTTTGATAATGTTGACAGAGATAATGTTAACCCAGTTGAATATGAACTTAACGGTGGTGAGGTTATGAATAAATGGGTACAGGAGTTAATAAAAAATGAAAGAACTCGTGTAAATGGTAATAAAGTAGCTAGAACTAATGCTGGTATGGATAACCAATTTAGAAAAGATTCTGAAGGTGATGATTTTGATACTAGTTTAGATGACAGGATAATGGATACACCCGATCTAATGACAAATAGTGCGTTATTAGAGAGTGTTAATAAAATAAAAAATTTAATAAATAAAATGTAATTATGGCTGACAATATTTTAAAAGTACCAGCGTCTGAACAATTAAGACAAGTTGCTACACAAGAAAGAGATGGTAAGTTAATTCCAATTAACGAGTATAAACCGAACTCATTTGAATATAGCGCAACAAACCCAAATGCGTTATCTGATGGTGATGAAAAGGGTAAAGATAGTATCGGTAATAAAACTGATGTTGAAGAAAGATCTAAATTAATCGCTGTTAACAACTACAAAGAAAATAATACTTATCCAGACTCATCTGTTGTTTAATTTTAAAATTATATGCTTATAATTGAAAACGCGGGTGATGATAAGCTTAATATGCTAAGATACGCGATCGAAAATAAATATGAGATCGTATTTTGGTATAGGGGTGTCAAAGTTAGCGACCCAAACGAAAAAAAGTACACTAAACAAAACTATAGACGTGTACAGCCAGTTGCTTTAGGTAAAAGTAAGGCTACTGGTAAATGGATGCTTAGAGCATACCAAACAGTTGGGGTAACTAACACGGCAAACCAAAAGTGGAAAACATTTCTTGTGGATGAGATTAAAGATGGGACTGTGGATATATTATTTGATTCAACTGGTAAGGAGCTTAAAACTTTTGATCCCCAATCAGGTTATAGAACAGATGGTTCTGATAGAAAGATGGATGGTGATAAAGCCATTTCATTTGTAAATGTTAGCAAACCAGCTGGACCAAAAGACCCAAACTTTAAAGATCCTAATTATAAGGCACCGACCCCAGAAAATAAACCAGAGGATGAGGAAAGCGTTGAAATTAATGAAACTCATAGTTCTGGATTTTTAAAATGGATATATAAAATATATGGATAACCAAGACAAAGCAAGTATATTGGCACAAGGTATCGCCAAAGCTAGACAGGTAATGCAAAAGGTTGAAGCTAATACTGGTGGAACTAGTATGAGTCAACAACCACAAATAAACAGAGCTATGTATTCTGATGATGCACCAGAACGTGAACCAGAATATCTTAGTGAAGCTGACATGGTTGCTAGAACTAGAGCAGCTGGCGGTAACGCACCTAAAAATACTATGAAAAATTTAAGCACATCTAAAATGCCTAAGGAAATATTACAATCCTTTATCGAAAACCCAATTGTGGATCCAACGGTCCCAGTTGGTATGGATAGTTTGATGGAGAAAGTTGCCCAGGCACAACCTAAAATGAAACAAATTCAAGAAGTTGTACAACAATATGATAAACCAACTCAGAGACAACAAGAGCCAACACAACAACCAGTAATGGATGTACAATTAATTGAGTACATCATTAAAAAAACTGTTGAGGCAGTTCTTGAGGAACAAGCTAAGAAAACTAGCATCGATGAGAATTTCCAAATAAAAATCGGTGATAAAGTATTTGGTGGTAAATTGAATGTTTTAAAAGAAAATAATAACAAAACAACAAAGAAATAAAAAAATGGAAAACAACGTAATTAAATTTTGTAAAAATAAGTGCTGTCCAGTAATTGAGGTTCAATCAGACGCAATTGTTTTAGGTGATAAGAACGGACCAGAAGGTATAACAACTTGGACAAAAAATCAATTTGCTGATTTTGTTGAGGCCGCTAAATCTGGTAAATTTGACGAAATCGTTAATGAAGTAGAAAAATAATACTAACTACTATAAAATTTTTTAATAATGAGGGTTTGTTTACCCTCATTTTTTTTGTATATTTGTGATATGGATAAGATATTAGTGACCGTTATCGGTGAAATGTGTACTGACAAATTTATTTATGGTGACGTTACAAGACTTTGTCCAGAAGCACCCGTACCTGTATTAAACCCATTTAGGGTTGTTGAAAATCCTGGTATGGCTGGTAATGTTGTTGAGAACCTTAAAGCTATTAATAATACTTGCGAAATAAATTTTATCACACAAGAAACTGAAATAACCAAAACAAGATTTGTTGATGAAAAAAGTAATCAAATGATTGTTAGAGTTGATGAGGGTGAAGGTTACATAACACCGCTTGTATTAACAGAATCCATCATCAATAAGATACTTTTATCCGATATTGTCATTGTTAGTGACTATAACAAAGGTTTTTTGAGTGATGAGGTAATATCAAAAATAGCCTATTATAGCAAAATATCTATCTTGGATAGTAAAAGAAAGATGTCAAACATATTTAAGCAGTTTGATTTTATTAAATTAAATAAAAGTGAACGAGACTCACAGAATAAATCCGATATTGAGGGATTAAACATAATCACCACTTTAGGTAAACATGGGGCTGAGTTTGACGGCATTGTTTATCCATCAAAAAACCCTAGAGACACGATTGATGTTAGTGGTGCTGGGGATACATTCACATCTGCCTTTATATTAAAATATTTCGAAACTACGGATATTGCAAAGTCTATTGATTTTGGTAATTTAATGGCTTCAGATGTTGTAAGTAGGCGAGGGGTCGTTGTTCCAAAATAAATTTTACATTATATTTTGATTTTTGCTTTAATTTTCTTATTATTATAGAAATATAATTTAATGAGCAAGATAAATATCCTAGTAAACCCTAACGATCGCGCTGGGTCTGGTAAATATAGATGTGTTGATCCACATGTTACCTTACAAAATAACCACGGATCCGATTTTTTTGTCGAAATTAACCATGATATTAATTTCGATGACGAGGCTTATTTGAAAAAATTCCAATTGTTCTTCTTCCACAGAGTTCCAGGTAATAATTTCTTCAACCCAGTTGAAGTTATTAAAAAAATACAGTCTTTTGGTGGTAAAGTTATCATAGATTTAGATGACCACTGGAATTTAGATCCATCACACGGCATGTATAATCAAGCTAAAAGCTCTAATTTTGCTGGTACGATAATAAATGTCATTAAACAATCTGATTTAATTACCGTAACAACTAGTATTTTACAAAAAGAGGTTTTAAAGTATAACAAAAATTGTGTTATTTTACCTAACGCGTTAAATCCAAACGAACCACAATTTAAACCAAACGCTAAAGAATCGAACAGACTTAGATTTGGCTGGCTTGGTGGTTCATCGCATATAAAAGATATTGAACTACTGAAAGGTGTTCCACAAAGAGCGAGAGAATATGCTGATAAAGTACAGTTTGTTCTTTGTGGTTATGATACCAGAGGTAAGGTTAAGATGTTTAACAAAGAGACTAACCAATGGATGGAGAGACAAATGCAACCAATCGAGACAAGTTGGTTTATGTATGAAGTCTTTATCACCGATAATTTTAGATTACTGGAAAAATACCCAGATTATTTAAAGTACTTGTTAAAGTTTGATCAACAATTAACTTACGATGATAGTAATATGCCGTATAAAAGAATATGGACAAAAAGTATCGAGTCGTATGCTAAGGGTTATAATGAATTTGATGTAGCTTTAGCGCCATTGGCTGAAAATTCTTTCAACAAATATAAATCACAACTGAAAATTATTGAGGCTGGTTTCCATAAAAAAGCTATTATTGCACAAAATTATGGACCTTACACGATCGATTTAATTTCAGCTATTGAAAAGGGTGGTGGTTTTAATGATGCTGGTAATGCTTTGTTGGTGGATCCTAGTAAGAACCATAAACAATGGAGCCAACATGTTAAAAGATTAGTCGATAACCCTAATCTGGTTAAAGATCTTGGTGAAAAATTGTATGAGACGGTTAAAGACACCTATAATTTGAATAACGTAACAAAGGATAGGGCTGAAATTTACAAAACATTGATATAAAATATGGATAACTTACAAAATTTGGACATGAGTGAATTCTTTGATGATGAAACAAAGAATGAATTGGATGAAATTCTAAAACAAACAAGTGATTTAATGGGTGGATGGGAGTTTGATCAAAGTAGTGGGGTTGTTAAATTAAAAGTTAAGTTTATTAACAAATCTAATAACCAAGACCCAACTTACGAAAAGGAAGGTGATAGTGGTTTTGATATAAGAGCTTTTGTTGATAAAACTATTGAAATTGAACCTGGTAATAGGGCTCTAATACCTACTGGTTTGTATTTTGAAATACCAGCTGGTTATGAACTACAGGTTAGATCTAGAAGCGGGTTGGCTTTAAAGAACGGTATCATGGTTTTAAATAGCCCTGGTACTGTTGATTCTGGTTATAGGGGTGAAGTTGGTGTTATATTGTATAATACAGATAAAGCGGCACCTTTTTATATCCATAATGGTGATAGAATCGCTCAAGGTGTAATCGCTGGTGTTCAAACAATGAATAAAACTAAATTTATAAAAACCGATTCGCTCTCCTCATCTGACAGAGGTTCAGGCGGTTTTGGTTCAACAGGTGTTAAATAATGGTAGAAGAATTTAAGGATCAGATAAGGGCTTACAATGCGATTACACCAGATGTTCTTGATCGCATAGAATATAAAACGGTGTGGTCTGGGAAAAGAATACAGGTTGGGGATAAAGTTTTATATGCCTTTGTCTACCCCATGAATTCTGAAGATTATAAACTAGCCACGTTTATTGAGCGCGAATTGAATGAAGTGGGTAACGAATTCACCTTCATTCAAAAGATAAAGGGTATAATACCCGTATTAAAATATAAAGGTGATACATTAGAAAGACCTTTAATCGTAGAAGAAGAGTATGAGTAATATTAAAATTAGTATCGTTTTTTCAACCAGAAAAATAGACGACAACTTTGTTGAGCATTTAAAAAAAACTTGTCTACATAAAGGTGTAGAGGTTTTACCGTATGAAAATAACGGCGAATATTCTCTAGCGGAAGTCTATAACAAAGGTTTAAAGGAAGCTGAAAGTGATATTATTGTTTTCTGCCATGACGATATTATTTTTAATACTAAAAATTGGGGTGAAAAGGTTATAAAAGCTTTTAATCGACACCAAGAATACGGTATTTTGGGTCTCGCTGGTACAACACATATGGTTGACGGTATGTGGTGGAGAATTAGAAAGGCGATGCATGGACGCGTTAAACATACAGATGGTACCAGGATATGGGAAAATAAGTATTCTGATAGCTACGGTAACCAACTAAAACAAGTCGTTGCGGTTGACGGTGTGTTTATGGCTGTTGACAGACGTAGGATTGTTCTTGGGTTCGATCAAAGATTCGAAGGGTTCCATTTTTATGACATACCTTTTTGCGTGGAAAACTATTTAGAAGGTGTTGATATAGGTGTTATGTCTAATATCGAAATAATACATAAATCCGTTGGTTTAACAAATGAAAAATGGGAGTCTAATAAAAATTTATTTGAGGAGCTTTACTCTGAATACTTACCAGTTTGTGTTGATAAAGAGAATGAACATATAATTTTTGACCAAACCTTACCAAATGTTGATATACATGTTTTATGTTGGAATGAGGAGAAAATAATACCACATTTCCTAAGACACTATGAGAATTTTGTTAGCAACATAGTCGTTTACGATAATAAGTCAACTGATGGTAGCCTTAGTATATTAAGAAAACACCCTAAAGTAAAGATTATATCGTATGACACAAACGGTGAAATTAGAGATGACGCATACTTAGTAATCAAAAATAATGGTTGGAAGCAATCTAAAAACGCTGATATCGTTATTGTGTGTGACATGGATGAATTTCTTTACGCCGATAATCTGGGTCAATATTTAAAAGATTTTAAGGAAAGTAACGCGACCATTATAAAACCAACTGGTTTTGAAATGATGATTAAGGATTTTGATTTAACAAAATCTGGTTCTATACTTAGTGATGTAACACATGGTTACGAACACAACCACTTTAATAAGTTTTGTATGTTCAAACCAAAAGAGATTAATGAAATAAACTATAACTTTGGTTGTCATGTTGCGGCACCACAAGGTAATGTGGTTTTTTATGATAAACCGATTAAATTATTACACTTAAAAAAAATAGGATTAAACTATTTTTTAGAGAAAATGAAAGCCTACCACAATAGGTTAAGTAAATTTAATCGTGATAGAGCTTTGGGTTACCAATATGACTTTTCACCAGAAAAACATGAGGAGATGTTTATTTCCGAGTTAGGTAAAATTAAAAAAGTTTTATGAGGGAAATCTTATTAATCGGTAACGGACCTTCTTGTCTAAATAATGAATACGGTGAATTAATTGATTCACATGATATTGTTGTTAGGTTTAATAATTTTGAAACCGAATCTTTTGAAAAATTTGTGGGTAAAAAAACTAATTACTGGGTTAAAACGGTGATGTCAAATAAACATAACAATGTTAAGTTTGATCAAAAATTTTTCGCTTACCCTAGTGTAGCGGCACCAAATACCCAAAAAATTAACGAACTAATTGAAAATGGGTATACCATAATACCACTTAGTTTTTATAATAAAATTAATAAACTCATTAATAAAAACAATTCATGGGCCACAACTGGTCTTGTAATGATATTTTATTTTATTGAAGAGGGTTATACCGTAAAGATACATGGTTTTGATTTTTTTAAAAACGGTGTGCACTACTATGAAGATGACTCGGTAATGAGAGGTCATGCACCCAATATTGAGGAATCCTTAGTTAGTGAATTAATAAGAGACGGTAAAGTTAAATTATTGGTTAATGGATAATCTAACCATACTAATCCCAGCAAGAAGGAACTCAAAAGGTTTGCCGTTTAAAAATAGAATCCTATTTGATAATACGATTAACATCATCCCTAATGAATTACTTAGCAAAGTCTTGATTTCAACAGACGATGAGGTTTTAATCGAAAAAGCTAAATTAATGGGGTTGAGTGTATCCATTAGACCAGATAATTTAGCTAAAGATGAAACTAGTACAAAAGATGTGGTGCAGTACCATATCGATAATGGTGATATTGATGAAAAGTCTCTGGTTATAATGCTTTATCTCACATATCCAGAGAGGACTTGGAATGACGTTGAAAGAGCTTATAACGCTTTTGTTGAGAGTTCCAGTAATTCTCTTTTATGTAAAAAAGAGATAAAGGGTACGCACCCGTATCTATATATGTTTGATCTGGGAAATAACATGGGTAAGCAATTAATTGAACATAATCTATATAGAAGGCAAGATTATCCATTATTATTTGAAATTTCTCACTATATAGCTATATTTAATGTTAGTTACTTTAATGAACTTAATAATAATTTATATAACAATGAAACATTTTTTTTAAAAATTAATGATGTTACAGACGTTGACACAAAAGTCGATCTAGATGGGGTATTTCTTAAAGAAAAATAGGGCTATAACCAGTAAATTAATCAAACAAGAGGTTATTGATAAAGAGGTTAATATTGACACGGCGATACAAGAAAGTATCGTTGAAGAGGTTAATGTTATACCAGAAAAAAAGGATATAAAGAGAAAAACACATACGCAGGAAGAACCTGTATATAAAACAACCGTAAAATTAGTTAAAGAAAAAAAGGAAGACGACATCAACCTAAGCTCGTTTGCTAAAAAAATTGATGTTGAGAAGTCTGATTTAAAAGATAAGGCGAATATTAAGATGAACAGGGTTTTACCTGAAAGATACGCGTTAACCACAATATTAAATAACCCATTTGCTGACCATTTTTACGTTTTTATAAACTCATTTTTGGAAAACAACCCATGGTTCAATGGGGATCTGATTATAATGTATAGTGATGAATTGTCACCATTATCTGATGAAAAGATTGATGAGTTAAAGTTATTCTATAGAAAAACAATCTTTAAAAAAATTGATACAACGGGTCATTACAATGATGTAATAACTCTTTTCAAAAGTAAAATAAGTAAAAATTTTCATAGGTTTATACCATCGGTGTTAACAATTGAGATCTTTAATTTTACTGATTATGATAAGGTTTTGTATTTAGATAGTGATATGTTAGTTGTTAACTCTTTAAGAGATTTATATCTTATTGATCACGATATCGCGGCAACAAGGGACACATCCCAGTACATAAGAAAACCTATTATCAAAAAAGCTGGTTCAGACGATGTTTCATTAAATGGCGGTTTTTTACTACTAAGCGGTTCTTTTATGCGCTCAGATGAACATGTGAAAAACATGTTAAACCTATTCCCAAAATTAACTAACCCCAAGTTTCTGGATCAAAGTTTACTTAATGAGTATTTGAAAAATTTTGATGTTTTATTTTTGTCGTCAGATTATAACCTACTAAAAAGATGTTTTGATGACTCCAAATCAGATGAATTAGCTAGTGCTTTAAAAGACATAAAAGTTATACATTATGTTGGTGAAAAACCTTGGAACATTAAACAAAAGGAATTTGAAAAAGACTACAAAGCAATAGAAAAGCTTTGGTTGGATTACTCTAAAAAATATAGGTTTTTATCTGTTGATTTAGGTAGTGTTAGCTTGGTTTCATCTGGTATTGGTAACGAAATGTTGTATTCGGTTTTACCCGAAATATTACAAACTAGGGTTGTAACAACAAACTGGGGTTTTAAATTAGCCCATCTGTTTGACGTTGATTATTACTATTGCTCAACAAATGAAATAGTGTTATTAAACGAAATAACTAACGGTAACTTTAACCCAGATAAATTGTGGCTTCTAACGGGTAATGTTAGAAAAACTTTAGAAAAACAACACCCAACAAACACGCACAATGTCGACCCATTTAATTTTATGTGCGCTAGATCTAATTCATACTACGCAATAACAAAAAGAAGGGAACATAATAGAAAATTACCTCTACCAACATCTGGGGTTAGTATGATGTTGTTCTTTAGTTTACTAAACAGTAAACGCGTTAACATAATCGGTTACAACCTATATAGTAGGATAAATGAGGATGGATCATTTAAAGAACACGGAGTTTCAAAATTTATAAACCCATATGTTGATGAGAATAAACCACACTCTCTTGACTTTGATCTTAATTTTGTTATTATTGCTTTAAGTAATTTTATTAATAAAAACGTAAAGGTTAGATTTTATGACTCAGATATTGTGAGAGATATTTACGATATGATGATAGACGGTTTTGATGCTGGTGAAATTATAACAACAATAAAAGCAAAATATTATGAAGAAGAACAACAAAGTTAAGGTAATCGCGGAAATAGGGATTAACCACAACGGCGATATTGAAATAGCCAAACAATTAATTATGGTAGCTAAAGCCGCTGGGTGTGATTACGTAAAGTTTCAAAAAAGAAACCCAGATGTTTGCGTCCCAGAAGATCAAAAAAGTAAAATGCGTCAAACACCTTGGGGTGAGATAACGTACCTCGAATATAAATGGAAAACTGAATTCGGTGAAAAAGAATATGATGAAATTGATAGATTTTGTAAGCAGTTAAATATAGGGTGGTTTGCCTCAGTTTGGGATATGGATTCGGTTGATTTTATGATGAGATATAAAACTGATTTGGGTGTTGTTATGAAAATACCATCAGCTTTAATAACTGACATTAACTTGTGCCAATACGCTAGACAAAAATCAGATTATTTGATGATATCAACTGGAATGAGCGATGAATGTCAAATCGATGAGTGTGTTTTGAGTTGTCAACCAGATGTTATCATGCACACAAATTCAACTTACCCATGCCCAGTAGAGGAGTTAAATTTAAACTACATCTCCTGGTTAAAAAGAAAATGGACTGATAAAGAAATTGGTTACAGTGGGCACGAATATGGTCTTGTTACAACATTTGCAACGGTACCTATGGGTGTTACCTGGATTGAGCGTCATATTACTTTGGATAGGACTATGTGGGGCTCCGACCATTCAGCGTCTATTGAACCATCTGGTTTATTTAAACTAGTTAAAGGTATTCGTGATATAGAAGCTGGTTTAAATATTCCGATAAAAGCTAGAGAACTTTTTGGCGGTGAGTTGGCTAAGATGAAAACACTTAGAAAATGATAAGAACAGAAACACTATTAGATCACACAATATTAGTTAATAAAAAAAATGATATCGTTATTTTTGATTTAGGCACTAATGATGGTAGATTCTATGAAAAATTTATTGAGTTTTTTGGTTTAGACTCGATTAAAAAATATATCGGTGTTGAACCTAATATCGAGTTATTTAAAAACAATCTACTACCATTATGTAATGATAAAGTTATTATGGTAAATAAAGCCATATATAATGAAAGTAATGTTGAATTATTTTTTACTGAGGTAAAAAATCACGAAGCTGGTAACATTTTAGCTGAAAACAACAAGTATTTTAAATGGGGTGAGGAAGAACCAAAAAAATACATGGTTAATACTATCACAATTTCAGATTTAATGAACGATGTTGGTGTTGACTATATTGATTATTTAAAAATTGATATTGAGGGTTCTGAGTATTTTCTAATAGATAGCTTGACACCAGAAATTTGCGATAAAATAAATCAAATATCTATAGAGTTTCATGATTTCATTGACCCAGATCTAAAAGATAAAACAGATGAATACGTACAAAAAATAATTGATCTTGGATATAACCTACATTTTTCATCAAAATGGACGGGTAGGTTCGGCACAGATTACATGGATTGCCTATTTATAAGAAAATAGTTATGGAAAAAAAAGAGTTAATAAATTTTTGGGAAACGTGTGACCCAGTTTTTTCGCACATAGAAATAAACGATTATCTAGGTGATTTCGACACCCTAACAAAAAGTTGGGAAAATAATTTTATCGCTAAATACGATTTTAATGATAAAGTTGTGGTTGATTACGGCATAGGTGGTGGCTTTTTGGGTCAATATCTTTTCTCAGCTAAAAACATAAAAAAATATATCGGTTTTGATATATCCGTTAGACAGTTGGCCGAAGCCAGTAATAATTTAAACGGTTTAAATGTTGATCTTTATAATGTTGATGATAAAGAAACGTTTAATGACCTAAGCGCTGACATTTTTATATCACAGGCTGTTATACAACATTTCCCAGATGAGAAATACCTGATTAATTTCTTAAAAAATGTAAATGATTCAAATATTAATGAAGTAATGTTACAGATAAGATATAATAAAAAGACTATGTTTAGAGGTGATTATAGCCAAAGAGAGAATGTTAGGTTAGCTTGTCAAACAAATTCCGATTATATTCTGGGTTATTTAACAAATTACAACTTAGTCGCTAGTAAGCGATTAGAGGGTAAATCTAATTACGAGTTTTTATTCTTTGAGAAAGTATGTTAATATACGTTGATATTGATCATACAATCTGTAATACGAGTGGTACGGATTATGCTACCTCAGAACCGATGCTCGATAGAATACAAAAAATAAATAATCTATACGATGAGGGTAATACAATTGTTTATTGGACCGCGAGAGGTTCAGTAACTGGTATTGACCATTCTGAGTTAACAAAAAAACAATTTAAAGAGTGGGGTGTAAAATATCACGAATTAAAATTCGGTAAGCCACCTTATGATTTATTTATTGATGATAAAAACATAAACAGCGAAAATTACTTTTAATATGGGTAACAGACAAACAAAACCAACAACAAGAAGAACAAGAAAAAAATTAACCCCTGAAGAAGAGTTTGAGGCTCTTGAGGAGATTACCCGCGCACATAGTGGTAACGTCCTTGATAAAATGAGGGTGGATATTAAGTGCAAAACCCAAAACCAAAAAAAATTAATCACTGAGATAAAAAACAAAGAGATGGTTATTTGTTCTGGGTTACCAGGTACTGGTAAAACGTTCTTATCATGCGCTATGGCATTAGAACTTCTTAAGAACGACCCTAGATATAGAAAAATTGTTATCGTTAAATCGGTGACAACATTAAAAGACGAAGAGATTGGTTTCTTAAAGGGTACCATGAAAGAAAAAATGGAACCGTTTATGTACTCATTTATGCATAATTTTGAAAAGGTTATTGGAAAACATAATGTTGAGCTTTTGAGAGCGAATAACATGATCGAGGAGATGCCGATAGCATACATGAGAGGTATTAACATCGACAATTCAATTACGATAATTGATGAGGCTCAAAATATCTCAATTGATAATATTAGAACCATTATGACTAGACTTGGTGAAAACTCTAAGATGATATTCTTGGGTGACGAAAACCAAATCGATATGAAAAGGAAAGGTGAAAGTTCATTAAATTTCATCATCCAAAAGTTTAGTGATTTTGACGAGGTTGGTACGGTAGTGCTTGGTGAAGACGATGTTGTTAGAAACCCGTTAATCAAAAAAATCGAAAAAATATTTAACGAAAGTAAAATGTAGTGTTTATTTTACCTAACTTCTTTATTATTTTTAGCTAAAAATAATTATATGATAGTAGGTATTACGATAAATAATATTTTAAGGGATCACATTTCAAAATTAAAGGATTTATATGAGTTCGAATTCGAAAAAGAAGCGATAGAACCTATAAATCCTTTTAATTTATCCGCTTCTTTCCCAGATATTGATGGTAGCGTTGAGTCACCAGAGTTTAAGACCGATGAGGAAGTTGAATTTACCGAAAACAAGAAAGATGAATCGTTTAATCTGGAAAGATTTATGTACGATGATGCATGCTTTGAGGTTTTTGGTAGGACAGATGAAACTGAACCTGGCATTATAAAAGAAATATCAGATTTCTCAAACAAAAATAAGATTAACATCTTATTGTTAAACAATGAGAGCCAAAGATCTAAAGCGGCCACATTGTTCTTTCTAAGTAAAAACTATTATAATCTAGAACAAATAGTCTTCCCAAAGAAATGGAAAGACTTTTGGTCACATTGTGATGTTTTGGTGACAGATAACCCAAAAATCTTAAAAGCAAAACCCAAAGGTAAAACATCCATAAAGTATCAAAATGAATTTAATGTTGACATTAAATCTGATTATACTATAATTAACACTAAAGAATTATTTAAACTCCTAAAAAAACTAAACAAAGAAGAAAATGGAAAAAACTAAAGAAATAGTTAGCAATCTTGAATCCGCAATCGCTAAGATTAAAAACAAAGAACATAAGATCATTTTTTTGGTTCCCGACACAAAGGGTAACGGTAAATCTAGCGTTATACACTTGTATAGTCAAGCGCTTGTTCTTAAAAATAACGGCTACAATGTGGCGATTCTACACGAGAAAAATGACTTCATTAAAGTTGGTTCTTGGTTAACGCCAGAGTGTGATGAATTAGAGCACATGTCAATCGAGGATAACAATCTTGTTGTGGGCCCATCTGATTTTATCGTTGTACCAGAAGTATATGGTAGCGTTTTCGAACAGATTAGCTCTATGCCACTAGAAAAAATTATTTACGTACAATCATTTGATTACATGTTGGAAGCTTTCTCACCTGGTAAATCTTGGGTTGATCTTGGTGCCGAGGAATGCATCACAACGTCAAACACATTAAAGACTATGGTTGAGGATACCGTACCTGTTGAAGATGTACAATTCATCGAGCCGATGGTTGAAGGTAATTTTTCCGCTAGCGAAAAACCACAAAAACCGATAATCGCGATTCATTGTAGAGAGGCTAGAAAAGCAGCTAAAATCATTAAAGCTTTTTACTTAAAATTCCCTATTTATCGATTTATTTCTTTTAAAGATATGCACGCGATGAACCACAAAGATTTCGCTGAAAACTTAAAAGAGTGCGCTGTTTCAATTTGGGTTGATGACGACTCATCTTTTGGTCGTTTTCCAGTTGAATCAATTAAGTGTAATGTACCCGTAATCGGTAAAGTACCTAATATTATCCCAGAGTGGATGACTGATGACAATGGTATTTGGGTTTACGATGAAAACCAGATTCCAGAAATCTTATCTAGTTACATTAAAAATTGGTTAGATGATACATTACCTGAAAACTTATTAACCGTTTCACAAACAATCGGTGAAAAATATACAAAAGAGGTGTTTGAGAAAAACACAATGGAAGTTTTCGAACATTTATTTAATAAAAAAATGTCAAAGCTTGAAAAAATAAAAGAAAATTTTAATCAAACCGTAGAAGAAAATGAAGAAAACTAATTTAACCGTTATAATACCAGTACATTCCGTTGAAAGTATTGGTACGCAAAATTTTGACGATTTATTTGACGTTGCTTTGTCATCAATTGACAGAAACGATGTTAAACCAGAAAGAGTATTAATTGTAACATGCAACTGTTTAGATGTTATCACTAAGATGGCCTCTTTTGACTTTAAAAAATATGACCTAAACATCGATGTGGTAACCAACGATGGTGATTCTGATTATCAAAGTCAGATAAATTTCGCCGCTAAAGAAGTTACAACAGAATTTATGAGCGTTCTTGAGTTTGATGATGAGGTTTCAAAAACTTGGTACAAAAATGTTAATGATTATGTTACGGCTTATCCAGATGTTGATATGTTCCTACCAATTATTAATGATGTATCTGAAGATAACAAGTTTATTGGCTTATCAAACGAGGCTGTTTGGGCTTATAACTTTAGTGAGACTTTAGGTTCAATCGACCTCGAGACTTTGTTAGAGTACCCAAATATCAACCCGTGTGGTATGGTGATCAAAACATCTGTTTATAACGAAATAAATGGTTTAAAACAGATTAAATTAACATTTAATTATGAGTTCTTATTACGTTTTCATAAAAACGGATATAAATCAATGGTTATTCCTAAGATAGGGTATAAGCACGTAAATATGAGAAACGGGTCATTATTCTGGCTTTATAAAAACAGTGAGGCTGTTGAATATAAAATCGATCCAAAAGAAGCTTTGTTCTGGATGGAGTCAGCCAAAAAAGAATACATGTTTAACGAAGATAGGCATATAATTTATGAGGAAAATGAAGTTGGTGAATAATGGCAAGACAGAAAAAAGATCGCAATTATTATGGTGTAGACCAGGAGAAAGCGGTGATCATGTTTCTGGATGCTAAAACTGTTGAGGAAAGAGAGAAAATTTATAGAGAACACTTACAAGAACCTATCAATAAAATGATAGAAAGTATTATAAGAACGTATAAATTATACAGACAATCCTACGAATTCAACGATTTACATGCAGACACCCTATCCTTCTTAATGACAAAATTTGATAAATTCAAACCAGAAAAGGGTAAGAGATCATTTTCATATTTCGGGACTATCTGTAAGAATTATCTCTTTGGCGAGATGGTTAAAGAGTATAAAAAAAATATGTCACTTGTTGACATTGACCAAAACGAAGGTGAGGTATTAAAAAGAGATGATTTATTATATAGGATTGATAATGATGATCTCGATTTAACAATTTTTATTGAATCTTTGGCCTCTAGTATAAGAAAAGACTTAGAGGCTGATGATTTAAGTGAGAACGAATTTAAGGTTGGTCATTCATTGGCTAAAATTTTAGAAGAATGGCGCGAGCTGTTCTCACAAGTAAATGAGGGTAAGAACTCACCGAAGTTTAATAAAAATCTAATATTGTTATATATACGAAATATGACGGGCTTAAATACTAAGGAAATCAGGAATAGTATGAAAAGATTTAAGTCGTTGTATAAGATTTTTAAGGACAATTATTTGGATGCCTGATATTTATTAATAAATAACATTATTATGGTACCTAAAAAGAAAAAAGTTGATGTTTCTGAAGAAAGTATGAAGGAACTCATGCAAGAAACATACAATGAGATTGTTGATGAGAGAAATAGAGCTTTAACCGCCTATAAAAAATTCTCTAGAGACATTAATGAAAATTCGGATATAGCCTTAGTTGGTAAGATAACAAATGATCTACTTAAGATCATCGACTCATCTATTGAAAAAAAACTAAGGTTAATCAAAATACAAGGGGATATTCTTTATAAGTCTGGTAAGCCAACAGAAGGTTCTGGTGTTAGCATGACAATTACTGATGAAGATAGAAAATGGGCTGAGGAGTTCATTAAGAAACAAGGTGCTTCATCGGATACAAATGAAAAAGAATATGAATAATGAGTTCACAAAGCGAGATATTTTCAAGGTATAGATCATTAGTGGTTTCTAACACACAGAAACCATACGTAACTGATGCGCAAAAAAAACTAGACAAGCTTGAATTTATTGATTTTTTGGTTGAGTTGGTTAAATCAACGAGGGGTCAAAAAGAATTTAAATCTTTGATACTAAAAGGTAGTCTATCACAGTTAAAAAAATTCGATTCAATCAATAAGGTTATAACTGATAACTTCTATAAAGTTTTTGGTTGTGATCCTAATTTAGTTATACCCGAAAAATACACAACATTATCAGTCACAGGTATTGAGATAAGTAAACAAGAAATCGATTCATTTGGGTTATTAAATGTTGCACCAGATAGTCGAGTTGGTAAATTAATGTATGAAGGTAACGATATTACGAAACACGTTAATTACTTCTTTAGTAAAGCACAGAATGCTGATGTTAATAATCCGTTAATACTTAAAAAAGGTGAAAGAACTTTATTTACTCTTAGTACAATTGATAGTTCGACCTACTTATTTAAGTTTGGTGAGTACTACTCAAAAAAACAGTTTGGTGAATTTTTAAAGGATTACTTAACAGTTACAGCCCCAGTTTTTAATTTTCCTAATTTCATGGCAATACTCATGGATGTTTTAACAGGTTCTTTATCTGTTAAGGGTAACGTGAATAAAGCTATCATTGTTAAACAAAGTGGGTTAACCAAAGGTTTAAAAAAGATGTTTGGTTTTTGTGGTGAGGAGAATGACACAACAAAACCCGATTCCAGTAACAAAGCTTTTCTAAACGATCAGTATGGGGCTAACCAAACACAAAAAAACGGTGAAGAAAGTGGTTTATTAAATACTGATTCGGATTTTGATAACGTCTTTAATTTTAACACTAAGGAGCTTGACGATATTGAAACCACTGGTAATCTAAGAGCTAGTAATTTTCTAAGGTTTTCATCCTGCGGTAATTTAGATGTAACAATAAACCCTGATGATATTTTAAATTCGTTAGAGGAATTGTTTAATAATAGTCAAGAGAATAAGTTAATTTTTCCTGGGGAAAACCCGAACCAACTTGCACCAGACACAAATAACGCAAATATCGATAACAGTCAAAAAGTACCAAATTTAGACCAGGCAGCTAATATATTAGAAAATGGTTTAAATAATGGTTTAAATAAAGTTATTAATGATGGTGAGACAAACGCGGTACTTAACCTACCCAATATAAACGCAGAGATCCAATTAAATATATTAAAAGCGATACCTTATGCATTAATGCAGATGATCGTAACACCAAAGTTAATGGTTATACCTAAATTATTTTTGGTTCTAAAGGGTGATACTGGTAAGAAAACACCTGAAAGCATGGTTAGTTTTATTAAACCGTTAATCACAAAAATAGGTAATCACATTACAGACCTATTGGTACAGAACATATTTAACCTAATTAAGAAAGATTTAATAAATTTAGCTAAAAAAATATCTGCCGATTTTTTAAAACAAAGAGGTTTGGATTATATATCGGCTTTAAAAAGTTTATTAGCGTTGTTAAAAGCACTTAAAGGACTTAAAGTTAGTGGTTGTGAATCGATAATTGAACAGATTTTAAGATTATTAAAGTTACTAAACTTTGTCCCTATGCCACCCATGCCACCACCTTTAGTTTTAATCGGCGGGGCCCTGAAACCTGGGTTAAATCAGGTGGCGATGATCAACGATCTTAAATCAAATTTAAGTGAAAAAGGTATTGAAACAGCTGCGACTTTCCCAGACGGAACACCGAATCATTTAATGATAGCTTTAGAGGAGACAGTAAAATTAATGGTTTCTCATATTAAAACCAACTCAAAAGTTGAGGTAACAACAACTGGCGTGGGTTTTTCTATGGGGTACGGACAAATACAATAACTATGAATAATCCTAAGTTAAAAGAAATATACGATAACGTTGATAAGAAATCTAATAAGGATTTAGCTAAAACCCTTCTCGGGTTAAAGAATGATTTTGATGCTTTAAAAGATAATGTGTTAAAGTTAACCACCACTTTAGAAGAGGTGGAAATCACATATGATAAAGTTTACAATGAATTAAAAGAGAGATTAAAGTTTAAAGATTAATGGAAAGTTTTGAATTAGGTATTTGCTTTGATAATCAAGACCCGTTAAACCACGGTAGAATTCGCGTGGCCCCATATGAAGCATATAAAAGTTATTTAACTGTTACCGATATACAGAACGCTATTAAGAATAAAAACCCTAATGGTAACACTTATACGGAATGGTCTTATACGGTTGCAAAGGATAAATTATTTGATGAATTTTTGGCACAACCTTTCCTACCATCCAATTTAAATATGATCCCTAAACCAGGGCAATTAGTTAGGATGATTAAAACAAAGGCGGGTCAATTATACGTTGGGCCGATTACCAATGATCCCATCTTTTTGTATAGTACATACAGGGAACAAGATAACAGAGAAAAGTCAACAACACCCGAAGAGGTTGCAAATAGTGTTAATGAAACTATTTTATCTGGTTTTGATAACGAACAAATATCGCTAGGTAATAACCGAGTTTTGATTAGATTGGATCACATCTCAAACAAGGCTAGAAAAACGCAATACCCTATATTCCAAATATCAAAATATAAAAAATCTTTAACGTATACACAAAAAAAAGAGACTAAAACAACAAAAAAAGATGTTTTTTTAGATTTCTTTGTTGAATTAATATTTGAGTATCAGAGAAAAGACAATTTGAATGATAAAAATATTAAATGTACTATCAGCCTTTACGATACTTTAGAAACGGTACAAGACGCTAAAGGTAAAAAGGGTCTAACAAGGAAACAATACAATAACCTTAAAGATTATAGCGCTGGCGTTGTTAGAAATCAATACACGGTTAGACACACATTACAGTTCAATACAGTCCCTTTAATGGAAAAAGCTATCGAAGATATTATTTCAGCGTATAAAGAGAAAAAGATAAAATATTACAACCCAGATTTGGTGGGTACTCAAGAGATTAGAAGTGAAAATAGCGTTATTTCATTAGTTAATAGAATCCCAACAAAACCAAATTCTGGTGGGGCTAATAATGAAACAACCGATGTTGTCCCAAACTTAACGAATTTTGTGGTTAGAGTTGTTCCATCTAATAGAGATAAATACACTAACCCAACACAACAGTTACAAAATGAATTAGGTATACCAAGAACCCAACCAACTGACGCATCTTCCTTAGATTATGTTAGATTTGATGAGTTTAACCAGTTCATTGGTAAAATAAAAAAATATTCGACTGATCGTTTTATGGGTAATCAAGAACTACAAGCACCCGTTACTGAAACAAAAACGACAACTGAAGAAAAAAGTGAAAATAAAGATATCACAGCACAAATTATGTACGCTGATAAATTTTTGTTTTTAAGTAGTATTAATTCACCAGATTATCTTGAGAACCCTAAAGATGGTATGTCAATGGAAACAGTTGCAAAGTTTTTATCTGGATTATCTGATGACGGTAAAAAAAGTTACCAAACCTACGGATGGGTTAGAGGTGAAAAGTTATTAGAGATGATTAATAAATTGATTAACATCGTACTAACACATGGACATTCAATAGGTCAAGTACAAGATTCTATCAATAACGATGCTAGAAAATTACTCACGGATTTACAAGGGGAATTAACCCAGGAGATAAACGGAAACAATTTAAATCAACCAACAAGCATAATAAACCATAACTTACGCATTAATTAAAATATTTATTATCATGGGCATATACAGAACATATTTTGATAAGAATAACACTATCGTCAAAAATAGTGATGTTAACACTGGTAGAAACCAGATATCCGAACTATATTTTGGTGTTAAAAATAGTAGATTCCTATTTTATTGTTCTTTTGATGAGATTAAAAACCTGGTTTCAGAAAAGGTTATAAATGTTGATGGCGACACCAGACATATATTAAAAATTAAAAACACTTCTAGTTTCGATATTAAAGATTTTTTAAGTACTAGTAATAATTTATTGTTTAACGATAATTATAGACCAACATCTTTTGATCTAGAATTACATGTCGTTAACCAATTTTGGGACGAGGGCAGTGGGTACGATTTTACACCTTCAGCTACCAGTATACCAGAAAATAAGGACTTTGCTCTAGAACCATCTAATTGGTTTAAAGCAACAAACACCAGTAATTTCGCGCCAAACGGTGCCATCCCTAACGGTAGCACCCCTTTAGTAAGCCAACATTTTGATTTGGGTAACGAGGATGTTGAAATGGATATAACTGATTTTGTAAACGATTACATTACAACAACTGGGGTGACAACTGGCACAACTTATTATGGTTTTTGTTTAAAATTTAGTGATGCTGTAGAGGCTTTGGATTACTCAGTAGAGCAAAAAAACTTTGCTCTTGGTTTATTTACAAGACATACGCAAACATTTTTTGAACCGTTTATTGAAACCCAATATAATGATCACATAGAAGATGACCGAGTTACTTTTTATCTGGGTAAAACTAATAACCTGTTCTTTTATTCAGTTATAGATGGTAAATTACAAAATCTTGACCAGTTACCTACATGTAAAATTAATAATGTTAATTACACAGTAAAACAAAAAACAAAAGGTGTTTATTATGTTGAAGTTTTTGGTAATGAAGATGTTTATACAAGCTATACGGAATATAATGACATTTGGTCTGATATTATCTACAATGGACAAACCAGACCAAACACAAAATTAAGATTTGTACCCATAGATGCTGATAAGTACTATAACTTCAATATAGACGCGCTAGATGACACAAGATACGGTTTATCTTTGAGCGGTATTAAAAGAGAGGAGAAGCTATCACAAGGCGAAAAGAGAAAGGTTAACGTTCTTCTTAGAAAACCATATACCGTTTCCGAATATTACGTTAGTAATACGGTTTATTATAGAATGTATGTGAAACAAGGTCCAGCTGTTATAATAATAGTTGACTGGCAGATCGCTAATAAATCTTTCAATAACAACTATTTTATGGTAGATACAACGTGGTTAGTCCCTCAAGAATATTTTATCGATATAAAGGTTGAAACTGGTGGTGAAACTTTAATATTTGATAACGAATTAAGTTTTAACATAGTAAATAAAGTAAAATAATTATGTATTTAATTTATATAAACCCCTTAAATAAGGATTTTAAAGGCCAGAACACATACGAGTTCATTTTCACGAATAGACTTGACAGGGTTGAGTATGGTGATGATTGGGATGTACAACCAGCTTCTAGCGGTAACCCAACACCACCTAACATTGAGCAGGTTGAAACTGTCGGTATATTGAAATCCGAGGATATTGAATTATCTTTGGCGATGCATTCAGATACATTCTCAATGTATGATTGTGTTGAAGGTATAATATCTTTGGGTTGGGAAACCGAATCACCTGAAATTGAAGATAGGTTAGTTTTTAGATATGGCGAAACTATAGAATCAGTTAAAGAAAAAATTTACAGTAGGGATAAACTACTTGCGATAATAAATAAAGAAGAAATAGAAAAATTCTAATGGAAGACAACACACAAAACTCAGACGAAATAATAAACAAAGCTATTTCAGATCCAGAGGCTACGATACAATCACTGGATAAAGCTAAGGAAGCTATTCAGCAGCTTATGAATACCAAAAAAGAAGCTGAGGCGAGTATGCAAACAGAATCTGAAGAGGATGATGCGGCTAACTGGTCGTTCAATGATACAATTGACACCCTTATATCTAGATTAACAGGTGGGTACACATATTATGATTTACCTTGGGATAGAAGACACCCAGTTAAATTTGATGATGAAAGGTATAACATCCAAGATGAGAATGGTGATACTGTTGAAACAACGGATAAAGATGGTGTAATTGATTACGCTAACACGGTTTTTCATTATGATATGCAAGATAATGAAGAGGAAGAGTTTAAAACATTTGAACAAGCAAAAGAAGCTTTAGAATCTGAAGGTAACTTTAAGGTTATAAATACAAAGGACACAAATCAATTAAGTTTATTCCCAACAAAAAAATCTGAACCAAGAGAACCTTCTTATGACACCGTTATCAGTAAGATGGACGCGATAGCTTATGAAGGTCTATTAGATAAATTGGGTAACAAATCTTGGATCCTTAAAAAAGTTGTTGATTTACTAAAAGATGATAAACAGCAAGAAGCTTATAAAGAGTTGAGAAGAATTTTGGATGTTCTAAAAGAAGAAACTGAAAAAATTGAAGAAAATTTGGTTAATTCGGATATCTTTCGTATTATTGCAGAGTCGGAAAAGCCAAAGTTGAACAAATCCGATATTTTAAATTACATAAAAAGTAAAAAAAATTCATAATAATATGAGAAACGATCAATACCAAATGCCAACAAAAGCGCCTGTTGAGACGCCAGTTAAAACTCCGTCACCAACAAAAAACCCTTCAAAAATCGACATCCCAAAACCTAATGAGGATGAAAAAGGGAAACCAAAAGCTTAAAAAATTTGGTTAATTAAAAATTTTTACCTAAATTTGCCTTGTTAATAATAAACAAGGCATTTTTTTTATGAGAAAATCAGGACTACAATTGGGTGATTACCCAAATTTGATCGCTAAATCAACGATTGAAAAACTCTCAAAGAGAACCCACCCATTGGGTAAGTTACCTTACTACGATCAAAGTACGCACCCAGAGTCTTGGCGCGAAGAAATGATTGCCTCTGAAAGATACAAAGAATTAATCGATTCTTACTCAAATACGTTCCAAACACCAAAAGAACTTATAAGCCCAATGGAAGTTATGATGTCAGCTGGTGGGGCGATGTTTCGCGCAACAAACATGGAAAGTGGCAAAAGAGTTGCGCTTTGTGATTTGGCTGAAAAAATCATACGCGATGAGTGGAACCTAGGTTATGATGAGGTCATTTTCGATCTTGAGATAATGGAACCAGGTACAATTAAATTACCTGAGGAAATGAGTATGGAAACCCCTCTAACACAAGAAGAAAAAGAGGAGATTGAGAATGATGAGGAGTTGCTTGCTGAAGTTGTTAAAAGAAGAACTATAAACGCCTTCTCTCAGGGCGCATCGTTACGAGCACTTTATATATTTCACCTTTATCGTGACGATATTGAAAAAATCGTTCCTGATGTGATACCTTTTTATCAAAAAGCGTTAATTGCTAATGACTTATTTTACTACTTAATTAGCGATGAGGATTTCCAACAACAAATCCAATCAAATGATTCTAATAATGCTGGTTACGTTGACCTTGACTTTAGTGGAGAAATTCCTAAAATTATAGCTAAAGGTATGAATTTCCCGATATTGATTCTGGAGATGACAAAAGGTATTATTTCCCTTTTTTCTGTCGCTGGGTTACCCAAAAAAGACGCTAAAAAGGTTATTGATTATACCGATACAATCATCGCTGAATTATGGGACATTAGGTTGTTCCCAACCATGTGGGGAAATTTACACGGTTTGATCGATGTTGACGACTACGACATTAAAAAATTGATTTTAATCGAGCTCTTTAAAAAAGACGCTGATGATTTTATCGAATTTATGTCATTAGTTGAGCATCGACCTGATTACGCAAAAAAGGAAATTGATTCCATCGCTAGATCCAAAAGGATGGAAATTATGGAGTACAATTTTAACAACGATGACCTTGATGGTATTAGTTTAAGTGATTTAGGACTATAATAAACTATTTATATGGAAAGAAACAAGTTTGAAAAAACAAATTACAGATAAGAAAGAATTACTTTTAGAGTTCGCTAAATGTTCTCAGGATCCTTGCTATGTCATTGAAAGTTATTTTGAAACTTTCGATAAAACGAGAGAAGGATATGTACCCTTTGAGTTATTTGATGGTCAAAAAACACTTGTTTCCAACTACAGAAAACATAGATTTAATTTAGTTCTTAAGTATCGCCAGGCTGGTATCTCAACAGTAACCGCCGCCTATTCTGCCGTACTTACAGCCTTTGCTAGCCCAGATAGACCCGAAAAGGTTTTGATCCTAGCTAACAAACAGGAAACCGCAATCGAGTTCCAGAATAAGATTATAAACTTCATTAAACAATTACCTAGTTGGGTTAATGTTACATTTGATAAATCCTCACAAAAACACGTTAGATTATCAAATGGTTCCGAAATCAAAGCCGTAGCAACATCACAAGATGCCTTGCGTGGTTACACACCAACAGTTTTATTAATAGATGAAGCGGCCTTCGTTGAAGGTGGCCAAGAACTATGGACAGCTTGTTTGGCTTCTATTGGTACTGGTGGTAAAGCCGTGTTAATTTCAACGCCTAACGGATTAGACCCAATCTATTACGCTTCATATGAGGGCGCCATTAAAGGTGAAAACAGCTTCTGTGTTACGCACTTAAAATGGTGGCAAGATCCTCGATTTAATAAAGATTTACGTTTAGTTAAAACAAAAGATATCGTTGACTGGTTCCAAAAACCCGCATCTGAAAAAGATGAAGATATTATTGACTCTGTTATAGATTTACACCCAGACGTTATAGCCAAATTCATGGAAGATGGTTATAAACCACATTCTTCATGGTATGAAAATATGTGTAGGGACATGAACTTCAATAAACGAATGATTAATCAGGAGTTGGAGTGCGCGTTTATCGGGTCTGGTGATAACGTAATTGAGGGTGATGTTATTAGAAAACAAGAACAGGATAATGTTAAAGACCCAGAAATTAAGGACAAAGCATGGGATAGTAACTTATGGATATGGAAGTTACCTGAAAAAGGTCATAGGTATATTTTAGCCCTTGACGTTTCAAGAGGTGATTCTGAGGATGCTACTGGTATGTGTATTATTGATTACGACACATTCGAGCAGGTTTTAGAATACCACGGTAAAGTTCCACCAGATATTGCGGCCCAGTTGGTAGACCAATACGGTAGAATGTATGATGCCCTATCAACATTTGATATTACTGGTGGTATGGGTGTTGCCTCGACACAAAAACTTAAAGAGTTAAATTACCCTAAAAAATTATTACATTACGACAAAGATGGTGATAGTAACAGTATGTACTATATACCTGATGAAAACGCTATACCTGGTATAAACTTTGCCTCAAGAAATAGAAGAAGTCAAATTGTAGCCGCTTTAGAAGAAGCGGTATCTAGAGGTAATTTTAAAATCAGAAGTGAGAGATTGACAGCCGAACTTAAAAAGTTTGTTTATAAGAACGGTAAACCAGATCACATGAAAGGGTCGCATGATGACCTTATTATGGCTCTTGGTATGTGCTTATTCGTGGCAAATACTTCATTTAAAAGATTACAAGAATCTGATAATATGACTAGGGCTATGTTAGATAGTTGGAAAATAACAACTAATAACGTAAAAACGGATGCAGACTATTTATTAAAAGATGTAACTAGTTCACCAGACCCAAGTAAATCGTATTATGACGCGGATAAATATGACAATAACGCTACTATGTCAAACACCAAAGAATACGGTTGGTTATTCGGTGTAACTAAAAAAAAATAAAATAATTTTAAACTAATTTAAAATGGGAAATATCTTAATTAAACAAGCAAGAAGCACTGGACCTGGTTCGGTTTCAATTATTAGAACAAAAGAGAAGGAAAGTGGTAAATTAGAAGGTAAAGCGTTACAAAGAAATGTTGACGCAATTAAATGTTCACCAGAATCTGATGGTACAACAACATATGTACAAAAAAAGGAGTGGGATGGTGTTACCGAAAACTATAAATTTCCACCTTATGTTGACTGTGAATACGTAAATTAAAAAATATGGCTAATAAATTAACAATATATCAAAAACTAAATAAAGTTCTGGGTAACGAGGTTGATGGACCTAAATATGTCATCGACCCTAGTTCTTTTGATGGCCTTAGCGGGTCCGAACTAGATCAAAAAAAGTTAGAGGCACAACAAACACTCTATTTACAGAACCAATGGAAAAAGATTGATAACGAGCTTTATCAAAAAGCGGTTTATTATGAACCAACAAGGATTGCTTCTTATTACGATTACGAAGCGATGGAGTATACACCAGAAATTTCTGTTGCTTTAGATATTTTCGCTGAAGAAGCTACAACGGCAAATGAAAACGGTAAAGTTTTAACAATATATTCTGACAGTAGCAGAATTAAAAAAGAGTTAACTCATTTATTTGAAAACGTTTTAGACATCAACGCTAACCTAACTTCATGGGCTAGAAACGTTTGTAAATATGGTGATAATTTCATATACAACAAAATTGTACCTAACCAAGGTATTGTTGGTGTGACTCAATTACCTAATATAGAAATGACAAGGTCTGAACCAGGTTTCTCAAAAGTTACTAGTTTAGATGATCAACAAAAAGAACAAAATATCAAGTTCTTCTGGAAAGACAAAAACGTTGAATTTAATTCATTTGAGATCTCCCACTTTAGATTACTTGGTGACGATAGAAGATTACCTTACGGTACTTCAATGTTAGAAAAGGTAAGAAGGATTTGGAAACAATTATTGTTGTCTGAGGATGCCATGTTAGTGTATCGTGTCACTAGAGCACCAGAAAGACGTGTGTATAAGGTCTTTGTTGGTAACATGGATGATAAAGATGTTGATGCATACGTTGATAAGATTGCTAATAACTTTAAAAGAGTTAACATGGTTGATAAAAACAATGGTAACCAAGATACACGCTATAACGCTTTAGCAGTTGATCAGGATTATTTCATCCCCGTTAGAGACCCTTCATTGGCGATGCCTATTGAGACATTACCTGGGGCGCAAAACCTTTCCGAGATCGCTGATATTGAGTACATCCAAAAGAAAATGTTGGCCGCGCTAAGAGTTCCTAAAGCCTTTATTGGTTTTGAGGAAGCTACTGGTGATGGTAAAAACCTGGCTATTCTTGACGTGCGTTTTGCTAGAGCTGTACACAGAGTGCAGAAAGCTTTAATTCAGGAGTTAAATAAAATGGCTATTATCCACCTTTATACTAAAGGTTTTACGGATGATCTAGAGAATTTCACAATAACGCTGACTAGCCCGTCCACCCAAGCTGAAATGCTTAAAATACAAAACTGGAAAGAAAAAATTCAGTTGTATCGTGATGCGGTTTCAGATGCTGGTAATGGATTCGGTGCTGTGTCTATGACATATGCTAAGAAAGAAATCTTAAATATGAGTGATGATGAGATTAAACTCGACATTCAAAGACAAGCTGTTGAAAAAGCTGGTGGTGAAGAGCTTAAATCATTGGGTGAAACCATTAAACAAACTGGTATATTCAGGGATATTTATAAACTTTATAAAATTGACCCTAATAATATGACCTTGGGTGCTGATGGAAGTGCACCTGCATCAGATATGTCATCTGGCGGTGGCGGTGGTGGCGGAGACATGGGTGGTGGTATGGATACCGCGGCTGGAACCGACTTTACTGCACCGTTAGAAGTACCAGGTGCTGAGGGTGGTGCCGAAGGTGGTGCTGAACCAGCGGCTGCTGAACCAGCGGCCCCAGAAGAACCTTTAGCTGAAACAACTAGAAAAAAATTAGAAGCTAAAAATAATTTAATAAACGAATCGCTTAAAAAAACGATTGATGAAATCGATAAATTATTATAATAAAACTATTTATAATTAAAATTAAAAAAATGTTTGGACAATTAAAAGAAAGCATACTTTCAAACTTAGAAAAGACTTATCAGAATAAAGGTGAAAAGGATTTTAAAGAATCTTTTGCCAAATACGTTAAAGTTTTAAAAGAAAATAATACGTTAAGAGAGTTTACCGAGGTATATGATTTATTAAACACTATGAGGTTTGAGGATGAGTCAATCGCTAAGGAATTTGTTGAGGAATCAATAAGCCACTTAAGATCATTCAATTTATCTGATGTTGATAAGCTTAAAGGTTTGACAGAGGAAGAGATATCTATTGAAGGTACTGTTAATGAAAGCATCGACCAACTTGTTTTTGGTAAAAAACTTTCCTTGGTTGAAAAAGTTAAACACAAAACAAACCTAATCAAACATCTAACAAGAGTTGAAAAATCGGCTGAGTCATTAACTGAATCAATTGAAAAAATCAATAATAGTTTGACAGATAAAATCTCCAAGTTAAATGAGGAACAAGTTAAAGTTTTAAATTTATTCGCGGAAAACGATGAGTCAGCTATTAATAGTTATTACAGTAATTTGATCGAAAGTACACAAAATGTTGTTGAGCAAACAATTAATAACGCTGATGATATTATAATCGTTAAAAAATTATTAGAGGTTAGAACAAAACTAAATGAGATGAAAAATGAAAAACCATCTCTCGAAACCATCGATAACATTATCGACCTTAAGAAAAGTTTCGAATAAAAAAATCTACATAAAAAAGTAAAGCCAGGGTAGCGAATCCTGGCTTTTTTTGTCCCATAACTGGAACGGTCCTAAAACACCGCTTATAGCGGAATATTTTATTCTTTAGGTGTGTTATCAGAACCACCTTTTTTACTGAAAATCTTTTCAATAACCGTTAAACCTAAGCCACCACCAGCTATAAGGCACAATGCATCGTACATATACTCTGGTGTACCTTCTGGGTTTCTAAATGTAGCAACATAAGCTAGGATAATAACGTTCAATAGCGTAAATAAAGCTGCGAATCTTTTACTAGATGTCTCACTTTGACCTGACAATAAGTCGTTAATAAATTTTTTCATGATTAATACTATTTGATTTGTTTTTATTTTTATATAAATATCTGAAAATTTGCTTTAGTAACTTTTTTTTACTATTATTATCACCTAACAATAAATATATTTTAAAATATGATTAAAGCAAATGCAATGCAAATTCGGGAAAGAAAAGAAACTCTTCACAGACGAGAGATTTCGAGTTAAATACGGCACCATAGATGCTGTAAAATTAAACGCTGTTTATATAAACGTGGAATCGTGGGTTCAACCAAAGGATATAGAGAACTACGAATCTTATATAAGATTAATGCGTAAACAAATAATAGTTAACGTAAAAGATAAAATTGATAAGGTGTATTTCAAACAAAATTTTATCGTTGACTTAGATCTAAGGGCCTCTGGCATGTCAGATGATAAAAAAAGCTTCATGTTTATTGAGCTAACCGTTTATCCAGAAGAAAAAATTAAATTTAATTCACCTTTAATGTTTAAAAAAATGCGTGAGTTGTCTAATCTTATAATTGAATCCTTAGAACAAAATAAATTAAGTTACTTTTCAAAAAAATCAAATGCCAGAACACGAAGACTTTGAATATGAAGAAATACCTCTAGAAGAGGGTATTGAGATCATGAACGATCATTTACAGAGAATACTACCATCAATTGAATCTTGGTACACAATAAACAACACTGATTTCTATTTTAATTTCAAGACGGTTGCTACTGTAGAGTCTGGCCTTTATACCATGATATATAATGAAGGTAACGGTTTCGGTATCTCTAAGTTGAATTATAAAAGTGATGAGTTTTTTCATTTACCTTCTTTACCACATAATCAGATCATAACAGATTTAAAAATATTCTGGGATAACATTGAAAGGTTTAGGACATATAATCTAACACCTAAACGCGGTATAATATTATATGGGGACCCTGGTTGTGGTAAAACATCACTAATACATTTACTAGTTGACGAACTTAAAAAATATGACGGCATCTCAATATACTTTGATAATCCGTTCAACTGGGTCGAGTTGGCTAAATTGGTTAGAAAGGTCGAAAAAGAAAGACCTTTGTTATGTATTATCGAAGACTTAGATTTAGTTATCGATAAGTTTGGTGAAGAGGTGTTTTTAAATTTCTTGGATGGCCTAAATTCGATCGATAATGTGGTTTATGTCGCAACAACCAACAATCTGGATAGAATACCTGATAGAATTAAAGATAGACCATCAAGATTCGACAAGAAATACAAAATCGAAAAACCTAATGCTGAGGATAGAAAATTATACTTTGAATCGATACTAACAGATGAGGATAAGAAATTATACGATATCGATAAATTAGTAAAAGATACAGATAAATATACAATGGCTCACCTTAAAGAAACTTTCATTTCTTTATACATCCTTAAAAACGATTATACCGACACAATTAAAAGACTCAAAAAATCCAAAATAGCTGATGATAGAATCGGATTTGATCTTTCTGAGGACTAAAATGGTATTTAACATGTTTTCGCTATATTTATTAGATATATTCATATAGCAATGGGGATAAAAATTTTAAAAGAAAACGAAGAGGGTTTTGGTATTTTAGTTGAAGGCGATGCTGGGTCCGTATCTGAAGGTTTACAGAGTCAGATTATAAACGAAGATTTTAGCGGAGCCATAGATTTATCAGGTCCAATATATTATTACGCTACATTACAAAAATATGGCGTTGAGAACAGAAATGGTAGAGTTTATCCAGAAGATATCTTAAAAAGAGAAGTTGAAAGATATAGAGAGGTTATCGCTAGAAACTCTAGCTTCCATGAATTGGATCACCCACAAGAATCGGTTATATCACTTAAAGGTGGGTCACCACATAGAATAGTTGATATGTTCTGGAAAGATAATGTCCTTATTGGTAAATTGGAGATATTAGTTTCAGAAGGTTTTAGAAGAAGTGGTGTTATATCTTGTAATGGTGATTTAGTTGCACATTACTTAGGTTATGGTATGACTTTAGGTATCTCATCTAGAGGAGTTGGTAGCCTTAAAAAGATTAATGGTAAGAATGTTGTACAAGACGATTTTGAATTAATTTGTTGGGATATCGTATCATCACCATCGACACCAGGCTCATATCTTTATAAAGATGCGAATGACTTCAACAAATATGATGAAGTTTTAAACCAACCAAAAGAGATAGAAGAGACTAAAGGTGTTAACCGTGCAACTGGTGAAAAATACATCGGAACCGATTCAAAAGAAGATTTAGTTGCTAAGTTAAACAAATTTTTGAAGTTTTAATTTGACTTTTACCCTAATTATACCTAGAATTGTAGCAATTAAAAAAATTTTTTTATGAAAACATATTATTGGTACACAGTTACAATTCAGTTTCTTGTTGAAGACGAGCAAACGGGTAAAATTAAGAAAGTTAAAGAGAACTATTTAACTAAAGCGATTTCCGTAACAGACGCGGAAGCCTCTGTAATCAAGGATTTAGAGGGTATTATGGGTGAATACAGAATCTTAAAAATCGATGAATCAAGATTCGTTAGAGTTATTGTTCCTGAAGGAGTTGACATCAACGCCGAATAAAAAAATAACAAAATATTATATGAAAGTCACTCTTTATGGGTGACTTTTTTTTTGTTATAACCTTTAATTATGGGGTTTTTTATAATTTTTTAGTCTTTTTGCTTTTTTGATAGTATTTATTACTAAGATAATCTATCATAATAATTTTTTAATAAATTAAAACATGAGCAAAACAAATATTTTAGCAGAGACTCTCGCTGAAATTCAAGAACTAAGAGAGGCTGTCTCTAAAAATGCTAACCATGCGTTAAAGAGTACCCTTAAAGAGGAACTAGAAGAAATTGTCAAAAATAACCTTCAAGAAGGTATTGATGACGAAGAGTCTACAAATGACATGCCAGGTGCTGAACTACCTGGTGATTTAGATCAAGCGGATAATAACGATGGCGGTATGGGTGGTGACGCAACCGATCTTTCTGGTGAAGAAGGTGAGGAAGTTATCGACTTAACCGACAAATCGGATGAGGAAGTTATTAAACATTTCGAACTCATGGAACCCGCTGACGAAATCGAAATCGTGCAAACACCTGAGGGTGGTTTACAGATCAACATTAACCCAGCTTCTGATGAAGAATCTAAAGAAGGTTCTGAAGAGACGTTACCAGCAGAGGATTTAGCTGAATACGGTGATGAACACCCTATGGCAACTAAAGATGCTGTTGAGAAACTCGAAGAAGAAGGTAAAGTAGATGAATACGGTGATGAACACCCTATGGCTACTAAAGATGCTGTTGAGAAACTCGAAGAGACTGCCGATGAAATGATCAAAGAAGAAGAGCCTGTTTTTGAAATCGAAATCAGTGAAGAAGACGCAGCTGCATTAGCAGAGATGTCCACTGAAAAGGAAGAAAAAACTAACGAGGCTGAAAAAGTTGAAGAAACTGTTGCTGAAGAAGCTACAGAGACCAACGAAAATTCAAAAGAAAAAGAGTTACATGAAAGCTTGGTTGTCATGAGAAAAAAATACCAAGAAATAGTGGCTGAAAATAATAAAAAGACTAAAGAGTTAGAAGGTTTTAAAACTTTAGCCGAAGAATTTAAAGGTTCTGAAGCTGATTATAAATCTGCTATTAAAAATCTTAAGTCTCAGTTACAAGAGGTTGCCTTGTTTTCGTCTAATTTAACATACGCGATTAAATTGATTACTGAAAACTCTACAACTAAGGATGAAAAATTAGAAATCCTTAAAAGATTCGATGGAGCTAAAAACTTAAACGAATCTAGAGAAATCTTTAATTCAATGCAGTCACAATTTAGTTCGAACAAAACTGCAACTAAACAGATGGTTGAAGAAAAAATTATGGAAACTCCAAAAGCTAGCGGTTCATCAAAATTAAATGAATCAACTGCTTATACGAACCCACAATTGGATAGAATTCGTGAGATCATCGGTAAAATCTAAAATTAAATAATAATTAATAAAACAAACTTAAAAAAAAATTACTAAAATGGGAGCATTATTAGAATCAGGAAAAGTTGGTAACGTAAGCTTAAATCACTTGAAAGCTGTACGTACTGACGTAATTAACAGATGGGATAGCTTAGGTCTTTTAGAAGGCTTAGGTGGTCACAGAAAAGAGAATATCGCACAATTATTCGAAAACCAAGCATCTTACATGCTTAATGAATCAGTTGCTTTAGGTAACGAAGGTTCTTTCGAAACTGTGGTATTCCCAATCGTGAGAAGAGTATTCTCTAAATTATTAGCTAACGAAATCGTTTCAGTACAAGCGTTGAACTTACCTATTGGTAAATTGTTCTACTTCGTACCTAAATTGGAAAATTCAGCATTTGCTTCAGGAGCTGCTGGTATTGACCCAGCTGGTACTTCAGTTAGCCCTAACCTTTATGACGCTTTCTATGGCGAAAACGGTCTTTATGACACTTCTAAAGGTGAAGCTGCTGTATTAACAGGTTCAACAACTACATCTAGCTTATTCCAGTTTAGTTCATCAGCAGCAAGTGGTTACGCTACTAAATCTGGTACTTCAATTCCAACAGGTTCAACAGAAATCATTAAAGTTGACTTCGCTGCAACTATTAGCAACTGGGAAAATGCTGAAGAAGTTATGTCTACTTTGGCAATCACTTCAGCTACAGCTAACGCTGATTTCGATTTCTATTTACCAGCTCAAAAATATGGTAACTCAATCATGGATTCACAAGGTGTTGTTTACATCGCTGTTGTTAACAACAGTTCTTCTGTGGCATTACCATTAACTGGTTTAACAGTAACAGCTAAAGAATACGAATCTTTAGAGTACAATGATCAAATGGGTGAAGTTAGCTTCGAACTTAAGTCTGTAACAGTTTCTGTTATCGAAAGAAAGTTAAGAGCTCAATGGTCTCCAGAATTAGCTCAAGACGTATCAGCGTTCCATAACATTGATGCAGAAGCTGAATTGACAGCTTTATTGTCTGAGCAAGTTGCTGCTGAGATTGACCGTGAAATTTTACGTGACTTACGTAGAGGTGCTGCATGGAGAATGACTTGGGATTACTCTGGTTCAAGAGTTAACACAGGTGGTTTATCTGCAACAAACGGTTTCTATACTCAAAAAGAATGGAACCAAACTTTGATCACTGCGATCAACCAAGTTTCTGCACAAATCCACAAAGCTACCTTAAGAGGTGGTGCTAACTGGATCGTAGTTTCTGCTGAAGTTTCTGCTATCTTGGACGACTTAGAATACTTCCACGTATCTAACGCTGCTCCTGAGCAAGACAAATATAACATGGGTATCGAGAGAATCGGTTCATTGGGTGGAAGATACCAAGTTTACCGTGATCCTTACTTCCCAGCTGATACAATCTTGATGGGTCACAAAGGTACATCTTTGTTGGATACAGGTTACATCTACGCACCATACGTGCCAATGCAATTAACTCCTACAATGTACAACCCATTCACCTTTGCACCAGTTAAGGGTATTATGACTCGTTACGCTAAGAAAATGGTTAACAACCGTTTCTATGGTGTAATCAAGTGTAAAAATATCGTTAGCTTCGGTATCACTGGTTTAAGATAATCTTAGGGTTACATTAATTCTGAAAAGGGTGGATTTTTTCCACCCTTTTTTGTTTATATTTCTTTCCTTTATTACTATATTTGTATAGTTAAGAAAAAGATTTATGAAAAAATTACTTTATGTAGCACCGCATTTATCCACAGGTGGCTTACCACAATATTTAACCAAAAAAATTGAATTACTTAGGGATACTTTTGATATCTACGTAGTTGAATGGTCGAATCACACTGGTGGTGTTCTTGTCGTACAGCGCGATAAAATAACTTCTATGGTTGCTAGAGATAAATTCTTTACTCTAGAGGAAAATAAAATGGAATTAATTAATATTATTAATAATATTTCTCCTGATATTGTCCATTTAGAAGAAATCCCAGAGTATTTTATGGATTTTGATGTTGCAAAGGAACTCTATAAAAAAGATAGGGGTTATATAATTGTTGAAACGTCACATGATTCATCATACGATGCAACACAAAAAAAATTCTTCCCAGATAAATTCATGTTTGTGTCAAATTGGCAAATCAAACAATACGAATCAATCGATATCCCAAAAGTTTTAGTTGAGTACCCTATTGAATATAAACAAAGGCCAAATAGAGAAGATGCTTTGAAAGATCTTGGTTTAGATCCTAGTAAGAAACATGTTTTACACGTAGGTTTATTCACACCAAGAAAAAATCAGAAAGAATTTTTCGAATACGCTAAATCTTTACCAGAATATGTTTTCCATTCAGTTGGAAATCAAGCGGGTAACTTCGCCCATTACTGGGAACCGCTCATGATTGATAAACCAAGTAATGTTGTTTGGCACGGTGAAAGAAAAGATGTGGATAGATTCTATCAGGCTATGGATTTATTCCTATTTACTTCTAGAGGAACGGATAACGATAAAGAAACAATGCCATTAGTTATTCGTGAAGCAATTTCATGGAATTTACCTATTTTAATTTACAATTTAAATGTTTATTTAAACTATTTTGATAAATTCGATAATGTTAATTACTTGGACTTCACAGATTTTAACAAAAACTGTGAAATAATTAAAAATACACTTGAATCGGGTTATGAAGTAAATACAGCATTGGATATTAACAGATCGAATGAGGCTGTGATCATATCAACTTACCCAACAACAAAAAGTTCTTTTGATACCACTGTTGAGTGTATTTTAGCTGCAAAAAAAACAGGTAGAAAAGTTATTTTAACATCACATTTACCTATTTCACCAGATTTACAAAATCTAGTTGATTATTGTATTTACGATAAAAACAATATTTTAACAAAACACACCTTTTACTCCCAAAGTAGATACGGTGAAGGCGATTTTTTCGCATTTGTTAATTTAAGGGGTGAAGGTAATGATGTTTATCACGGACCAACTTGCTATACAAACTACTATAACGGTGCCGCTTTAGCTCATGAACTGGGTTTTGAAAAAGTTTATTTCCTTAATTACGATTACGTGTTAAAAAATGACGCGTATTTAGATAACATCTCAAGTGTGTTGAATAAAAAATCAGCGTATTTTGGTGATATGCCTAATAATGCTGAAGGCCATTCTGTCACAACATTCTTTATGGGTATTAAACCAGAGTTTTACTTGAATAATGTAGATCGAGTTTTTAACGCGGATGATTATGAAAATTTAAGACATAAATGGGGTTCCCATAGCAATGGTTATGAAAATTTAATGTATTTCGCGTTTAAAGATAAGTTAAATGAGATCGAATTAGTTGGTGAAGAGATTTTTAAGACAGAAATCGCAACAAATTTTCACCATAGGGACTATTCTAGGGTAGAATATTTTACTTTATTACCTAGCAACATACCAAATACATTTGTCACGTATTTCCAGGTCTCAAATTCAATAGATAGCCGTATTATTAATATAAAAATTAACAAAAACGATTCTTTATTACACGAAGAACAATTAACCGTTACAGGTAAAGGTGCTTGGTACCGCATTGTTAATTTTGATTTGAGTGAAGATGCTAAATATCTTATCGAGTACTCTTCTTTCGATAAAGACACCAAACAATTTATTGAGTATAAATCAATTGAAGTTGATAATGATTATTTAACAACAAAATTACCAAATAACGGTATGTTCACATATAATGGTGATATTAATACTGTGGATTTATTAAAAGGTGAAAATGATGGTAAACCTAAGATTAGAATTGTTCACTTGGTAACAGAACCAACAACGAATCAAAAAGAACTTAGATCAGCTTTTTCATTAAAAGACTTCGCTAGTAATTTTGATAACGTTGAGTACTACGAGCAAGTTAACGTAATCTACAAAGATCTACCACCAGCTGATACTTGTAACAGACCTCACGATGTTGCGCCAGAACCAGGATATTTTAAATTGTCTCCAGGCCATTATGGTTGTTTCTTGGCACATAAAAATGGTATCACATTACCAGATAATGATAAATACGATTTTGTACTTGTTTTTGAAGGTGACGTTATCATTGATAGTCCATATCAGGAACTATACGATAATTTGATCAGATGGTCTCAATTGGCTAAGGAAGAAAATGTTGATATGGTTGGTTTTGGTAACTATGTTGCTGAAAGATATGAGGGTCAAAGAGAAGATTTATTATTAAACCTAAGTATCTTCGCACCAGCACAATCTTACTTGATTAATAGAGAAAAATTACCTACTTTTGTTGAGAAGTTTGAAACTTGTAAATGGGATGCGTTTGATTTATGGATGACTAAAGTAGCTGGATTACACGGTGCGATGTCAACCAAAGTTTATACAAAACACCTACCTGGTTATTCAATTGTCGATAAAAAAGATAAAAATAAAGATAACGATGTTGCGGCCATATTCGCAAATTAAAAATTCATTATGAAAATATGTCAAGTACATCCTGGATGCGGGATACCAGTACCACCACCTAATTGGGGTGCTGTCGAAAAAATCGTGTGGGAATTCACACAAAATTTAAGATTATTAGGTCACGAGGTTGATATTAAGTACGCAAATGAGATCCAACCAGGTGAATATGATATCGTACATGTACACATGGCCAATCTGTGTCATTTCCTACACGAAAGGAATATACCTTACATTTACCAGCTACATGATCACCATGCTTTTTACTACGGTAAAAACTCATTTGTTTTTAAAGAAAATCTAAAAGCTATTGAAAATTCATTGGTTTCACTGATGCCTGGTAAATTTTTGGTACCGTATTTCGATACACCCAAAGCGGTATATTTTTCGCATGGCGTTAATACGGATTTTTTCACCCCAGCTAAAAACCCGCCTAAAGAACATAGGTTATTGTGTTTAGCTAATAACGGTTTGGCTGGTATGAATGGTTATGATAGAAAAGGTTTTGGTTTTGCAATTAAAGCTGCCATGGCTAGGAATTTACCAATCACAATAGCAGGGCCTAGAAATAATGAAAATTTCTTAAACGAGAACCCATGGGTTTTTGGTTACCCAAAATTAAATTTGGAGTGGGAACCCAATCAAGAAGAACTTGTTAATCTTTATCATAGGCACACAATTTTTATGCACCCATCTGAACTAGAAGCTGGCCACCCAAATTTAACTATATTAGAGGCCGCGGCTTGTGGTTTACCTGTAAATGGTTGGATTGAAATGGAGACGGATTTTAATGGTATGTGGAGAGCGCCTAGAAATGTCGTTGAGTTAGTGCGTGGTTTAGACGATATAACAAATAATTACGAAGTTTATAGAAATAGAGCTATTGCCCACGCTGAGAGTTTATCGTGGTATAATAGATCAACGGAATTAGCGGAATTATTCAAAGAATATAGTAAATGAAAATATTAGGTATATCAGCTGGTGGTCATTGTTGTGGTATTACTTTAATAGATAACGGTAAAATTATTTTCTCTTTGGAAGAAGAGAGACATAATAGGATAAAAGTTTATAAAGATTTTTATTCAGACGTGTTTAGATGCCCGTATTTTAGTTTAAGGGATGCCACAGATAAACTAGGGTTTAATATCAATGATATTGATTACATAACTAGTTATTACCCCAAAAATGAGGTTAAAATAATATGGGATACATTAGAAACTGGTTTACCTTTCCCAGAACATAAATTTATTTTTGTTGATCACCATGATTCTCACGCCGCAACAGCTTATTATTTAAGTGGTTTTGAGGAAGATACTTTAGTCGTGACTATGGATGCTAGTGGTGGTAAATATAGCGCAAAATATTTTATCGGTAGTAACGGTAATTTAAGTTTTATTGACGGTCTTGGTCTTAAAAATAAATCATTTGGTCACTATTATGCGATGTTAACCGAATTCTTGGGTTTTAAACGACTAAAAGATGAGGGTAAAGTCGTTGGTATGGCTGGGCATGGTAAGCATGAATTAGTAGCATACCAATCATTTAATGATGCTATAAAAATAGAGGGTATTCACACCGATAAAGATGATTCGGGTGTTTTATTCGGGCAAGTTTATTTAGATTTTTACACCTCTTTTTATAAAAGAATTGGCTCCAAGGTTTACCTTGGGTCAAAACAAGATTTAGCGTATAACGGTCAATTAGTTTTTGAGGAGAAGATTGTTCAGTTGTTAACAAACTTACATAACCAATACCCAGATGTTAAAAAAATAGCTTTAGCTGGTGGTGTTTTCGCGAATGTTAAGTTAAATAAACGAATTAATGAGCAATACTGGGTTAACGAAGCCTTTGTTACACCCCCAATGGGTGATGAAGGTTGTGCACTTGGTTGTGCTTTAGTAGTACACAAGACTTTTAACCCAGAATTTAAACCGTTTAAACTAAACGATGTTTTTATGGGTACGTCATACACCGATGATGAAGTTGGTGATCAATATTGGGATGTTAATAAGTTTAGTAGAGAACTTTTCACACCAGAAAAAGCTGCTAAGTACTTAGCTAACGGTAAGATTATCGGTGTATTTAATGGTAGATACGAACACGGGCCAAGGGCTCTGGGTAATAGAAGTATTATCGGTGAAGTAACTAACCCAGAAACATATGATAAAATCAATAACAAATTGCAAAGAAATGACTTTATGCCATTTGCACCAGCTGTTATGGAAGAGCACGCGAATACAGTCTTTAAAGTTGATAAATCGGCTTACACAGCTCAATTTATGACCATGTTGTATGATACAAGACCAGAGTGGTCTGATAAGATACCAACGGTTGTGCACCCTAAAGATAAAACGGCTAGAATACAAATAGTTACACCAAAGTCAAACCCAACATTCCATAAGATATTGGACGAATATAATAAAATAACGGGTGTACCTGTTTTATTGAACACATCGTTTAACGTACATGAAGAACCAATTGTTTGCCACCCAGACGAGGCGTTTACGCATCTAGAAAACGATGTTGTTGATCTATTAATAATAAATAATTTTATATATAAGAAATATGAAGGAAACATTAATTAACGAATACAATAACACTGAAATTTTATCTAGGGATTATAAAGAACCCTCTAATTCATTTATTGTACATTTCATTAACGGCGTTTTTTGTGAGATAAAAGGGCCTTTATCTAAAAAATACCGTGTGGTGTTCATGGATAATAAAACTGGTGATGTGCACCATATCACTGAAATAACAAATAACATGTGGACCAAAAGCTCTATACAATATTTTGTTGAGTGGGGGGTTAAGGTTTATGATGTTGAAAGTAATGAATTAGTTTTTGAACACAATTACGATGCGACTGGTAAAAAAGTTTACATTCATTTAGACAGTAGTGCTGTTGGTGATACGCTAGCTTGGTTCCCATTTGCGGAAGAGTTTAGAAAAAAACATAATTGTAAGGTTGCGGTATCAACGTTCCATAACGAATGGTTTGAGGGTTTGTATCCAGAGTTAGAGTTTATTAAACCAGGTACACCCGTACCAGATCTATACGCAATGTACACCATTGGTTGGTTTTATGATAATAAAGAAGTCGTTAAGAGTAGAATACCAATCGATTTTAAAGAACATCCACTACAAAAAACTAGTAGCGTGATTTTAGGGTTAGAACATTCTGAGGTTAAACCTAAAATGGACGTCCCTAATGAGCCAAGTAGATTTGATGATAAATATGTTATTATCGCACCACATGCATCTGCACACGCTAAATACTGGAACTATCCAGGTGGTTGGCAAACAGTTGTGGATTACTTAAATGATCGTGGATATAAAGTTGTGATGATAACATCGGAAAAATTAGGTGATAATTGGCACGACTCAAAACTTGGTGGTACACTTAAGGGTGTAATCGATAAAACTGGTGGCCACATAGCTTTGACTGATAGAATGATTGACATCAAAAATGCTGAAATGTTTATTGGTTTGGGTAGTGGTTTGAGTTGGATGTCATGGGCGATTGGTACACCAACTGTATTAATTTCAGGATTTAGCTACCCATTATCTGAATTTGAGGATTGTGTTAGAATATTCACACCAGAACCAGATAAAACTTGTAATGGTTGTTTTAATAGACATTGGTTAAACCCAGGTGATTGGGAATGGTGCCCAGAGCACAAGGATACACCAAGACATTTTGAATGTACAAAAACCATAACGCCAGAGATGGTTATTGATGGTATTGAATCGATTATCGGTAAAAAAGAGAAAAAAACTTTTTTCGGTAAATATTTTTAACTATATTTGCCACTACGATAATAAGTAGTGGTAATGTTTTACAGATACGATAGCGATCAACTAAAATTTGTCAAAGACAAATTAAGTGTTAAAATAGCGTTGGGAACCACCATTTTACTAATGGTTGGTTCCTTTTTTATTGGTAGGTATTTTCAATCAGATACTCTAGACACGATAGAGGGTAAGGTTCGTATAATAAATCTACAAAAGGAAAGAGACAAGTTTTCTAAAGATAAATTTGTTGACGAACTTAAAAATAACGGAATAAAATTCCCACACATTGTTATGGCGCAAGCTATTGTTGAAAGCGGTTTAGGTAGGAGTGGTCTATTCAAATCAAATAATAATTTATTTGGGATGAGGGAAGCTAAAAGTAGGATGACAACGTGTTCAGGCTCAAAGAATAGCTTTGCCTATTATAAAAAGTGGCAAGATTGTATAGTCGACATGGGTTTTTTCCAGTCCACTTATTTAAATAACATTAATACTGAAGAAAAATACTATTTGTTTCTTTCAGCACATTACGCGGAAGCACCCACCTACGCACAAACAATTAAAAACATCGTGGATAAACAAAAATTAAAATCATATTTTAATGAGTAAAGAAAAATTAAAAGATATCCTCTCAACACCAACTTATTGTGGACAAGAGCAGTATCTTATAGCGAAAATAACAAAATATCTTAACGAATGTAATTTAGATTATGTTATAGATGAGCACGGTAATATCTATGTAACAAAAGGTGTCGCTGAGTATTATCCATGTGTTGTGGCGCATACAGATTCTGTGCATAGAATAGTCGATATGGATATCTTACATCACCCAGATAAAGAAGATATTATATATGCCGTTGAAAAGGGTACAAATAAGCCCACTGGATGCGGTGGGGATAATAAGGCGGGTGTTTATGTATGTTTGGAGTTACTTGAGCGCGTAGAGGTCTTAAAAGCGGTTTTTTTCGTATCTGAGGAGTATGGTTGTTTTGGTTCAACACTAGCCGATGAAGTTTTCTTCGAAAATGTTGGTTATGCCCTGCAATTTGACGCCCCTGAAAACGACTGGGTAACCCATTACTGTAATGGAGTTAAATTATTTGACGAAAATGGTGATTTTTATAAAACAATCCAACCAATACTAGAAGATTACATGGGTGATTATACATTAGGTAGACACCCATATACCGATGTTAGTATTTTAGGGGCTTTTTATGATTTTTCTTGTATAAATTACTCCGTTGGCTACTACAACATGCACTCATCCAGAGAATATGTTAGTATTAGCTACGCACAACAAGCCCGAAATATCGCTTTAGAGATGATTTCATCCCTGGGTAATATAAAGTATCCATTTGTTGATGAAAACGTCAAAATCGATAAAGAAAAGGTTAGAGAAAGAGCTTTAAAATCTCTTAACGGTTTGAGAAAATAAAAAAAGGGGCCTTAGGCCCCTTTCTTATTTATTATTTCTTTAAATCTTGGATCTCTTTGTCAAGATCTTTTATCGCTTCGATAAGTAATCCGACTAAGTTTGCGTAAGCAACCGCTAAGTGCCCATCAGACTCTCTTATGGAGATAACTTCTGGAACAACTCTTTGAACTTCTTGCGCGATAACACCCATTTTCAATGATTTATCTTCAATGTCGTTTCTTGTATAGTTAACACCTCTCATACTTCTTACTTTATTTAAAGCGTCACTAATTGTAACAACATTTTCCTTAACTCTTTCATCTGAGTATGCGATAACATCACCAGATGCGTAGATAGTACCACCAACATCCAATGTGTATGCAGGTGAGTTATTGTTGATACCAAGTCTAGTATTTGTTATGTCAGCTTTTAAGAAACTTACACTTTGAACTGTCGCAGTACCTGTCGTCCTAACTAAGAAGTCAGGTTGGTTTGTGAACGATCCACCGCTGATACCAGAAGTACCATTAACAGATTGACCACTTGTACCAGCCACACCTGAAGTACCATTAGATCCATTAGCACCAGATGTACCAGATGTTCTAGAAAGGCCAGATAAACCACCGTTACCACTATTACCTGACGTACCACTCGAACCGTTAGATCCAGAGGTTCTTGACAAACCACTATTACCAGCTACACCCGATGTACCCGAAGTACCGTTAACACCCGAAGTACCGTTACCAGATATACCACTAGTACCTTGGCCACTAGTACCCGAAGTACCTGTTGAACCAGATGAACCAGATAAACCAGAAATTCTTGATACACCGTTAGTACCCTGAGTACCGTTAGAACCAGAAGAACCTGATAAACCTGAGGCACCATTACCACCGTTGTTACCGTTGTTACCAGTTGTACCGTTTGTACCGTTAGAACCAGATACACCTGATACACCAGAACCACCGCTGTTACCTGATACACCATTGTTACCTGAAGTACCATTTGTACCAGATGAACCAGAAGTTGCAGCTCCCCTTGATTGACCAGGCGTACCTGGTTGGCCGCTTGTACCAGTTGTACCAGATGATCCCGAAGAACCAGAATTAGCACTCAAACCAGAGTTTCCAGCAGCACCGTTGTTACCGTTTGTACCTGAAGATCCGTTAGAACCAGATACACCGCTTAAACCACTTACTCCGTTGTTTCCGTTATTACCATTTGTACCGTTAGATCCGTTAGACCCAGATATACCGCTTAAACCACTTGCTCCGTTGTTACCAGCAACACCGTTAGTACCATTAGATCCGTTAGACCCAGATACACCACTTAAACCTGAATTACCATTGTTACCACCAACACCATTTGTACCATTTGTACCGTTAGATCCAGATGATCCAGAGAATCCTGAAGTTCTAGATAAACCAGACCCACCAGCCACACCTGAAGTACCAGTTGAACCATTTGATCCACTTGAACCACTAACCGCTGATAAACCACTGTTTCCAGCAACCCCGTTATTACCGTTTGTACCGTTTGACCCATTAGATCCAGATACACCACTTAAACCAGAGTTACCGTTGTTACCAGCAACACCATTTGTACCGTTAGATCCGTTAGAACCAGATATACCGCTTAAACCAGAGTTTCCAGCGGCACCGTTGTTACCGTTTGTACCGTTTGTACCGTTAGAACCAGATACACCGCTTAAGCCAGAGTTTCCAGAGTTACCCGCAACACCGTTAGAACCATTTGTTCCTGAAGAACCAGATGACCCACTTAACGCTGAAGCACCTATGTTACCAGCGGCTCCGTTTGTACCGTTTGTACCTGAAGATCCTGAAGAACCAGAAACTGTTGATGTTCCTGAAGGTACAGGTAAACCGTTTGTACCAGCAGTACCAGTTGATCCTGAAGAACCAGAAGCACCGCTTAGACCATTAGCACCATTGTTTCCGTTATTACCGTTTGTACCGTTAGAACCAGTTGATCCAGAAGCACCGCTTAGACCAGAATTACCAGAGTTACCATTGTTACCACTAGTACCATTAGAACCAGTTGATCCGCTGTTTCCACTAACACCTGAAGTACCGTTAGAACCGTTAGCACCACTTAAACCAGCCGTACCTGATGAACCTGAAGATCCAGATACCGCGCTTATACCATTTAATCCAGCTACACCACCAGTACCATTTGTACCAGTCGATCCTGAAGAACCTGAATTAGCACTTAAACCGTTATTACCTGCGTTACCTGAGCTACCATTTGTACCAGTTGATCCTGAAGAACCACTTAATGCTGAAGCACCTATGTTACCAGCAGCTCCGTTTGTACCACTTGTACCTGTAGACCCTGAAGAACCAGAATTAGCACTCAAACCGCTATTACCTGCGTTACCTGAACTACCTGTAGATCCAGAAGAACCTGAAGTACCAGAAGTTTTAGATAGATTAGAGGCACCATCAGCACCAGCTGTACCTGTAGATCCAGAAGAACCTGAAGTACCTGAAGATCTTGATAAACCAGAAGCACCAGTAGTACCTGAAGTACCAGTTGATCCTGAAGATCCACTTACCGCTGATAAACCGCTGTTACCAGCATTACCAGCAGTACCAGTTGATCCAGAAGAACCTGAAGACCCTGAAGTACCAGAAGTTGTGGATACTTTACTTAAACCTGACTGACCGTCTGTACCAGCAGTACCAGTTGATCCTGAAGATCCTGAAGTACCAGAAGTTTTAGATAAACCAGAGTTACCAGCGTTACCAGTTGTACCACTTGTACCAGTTGATCCTGAAGAACCTGAAGTACCACTACCTGGGGCAGCACCAGCACCACCACTAACACCGCTATTACCAATTGTACCATTAGCACCAGTTGATCCTGAAGATCCCGATGAACCTGAATTAGCTGAAGCGCCACTGTTACCCGCGTTACCCGAACTACCATTAGAACCAGCTGTTCCTGAAGAACCTGATGTTCCTGAAGCGCCTGAGGCACCTGGAGCCATACTCATACCTGAAGTACCAGCAGAACCTGTTGACCCTGATGAACCTGAAGCACCACTCGCACCACTGTTACCAGCAACACCGTTAGAACCGTTTGTACCTGATGTCGCGGATGAACCTGAAGAAGCGCTGAACCCAGATCTTCCTGATGTACCGTCACTACCTGATGAACCAGATGTACCTGATGTACCAGAAGATTTTGATAAACCAGATTGACCGTCTGTACCAGCAGTACCTGTTGATCCTGAAGATCCACTTGTTCCTGAGGTTTTGGATAAACCAGCGTTAC